GTACCGGGTGTACCGGGATTTTCATACGGGAGGGGTGTTTCACCAACACGAAGGTCGCGGGTCGGGGGGGCTGCTGCCCCCCTCGTCCCCCCGCGATCACGGGATGCTCTGAACCGCACGGTCCCCGAACGATTCCGGATAAGCCACTCCCCTGTCGTGGGCGCCTTCACCCTCGCCGGTGACTAACGCGACCCGGTCAGACTGCCCCGTTCGGAGCCCGGTCGCCCTCACAAGACCCCCCCATCGCCCAATCGGACCCCCACCTCGGCCCGTCCCATAATGCCTAGACCTATGGAACCCGGCACCGCGTTGGTAGCCGCGTCTAACCGTCCCACTCAGGAGTCCACCCATGTTCTACTCCGCCCGCCAATGTGCCCGCCTCGCACTCACACCCATGCCTTCGACCGTCATCGGCGGCATCTCCGTGCCCTCTCCCACTCCGTTCCACAACCACCTCGAAGATGGCAACGCCTCGTCCGTCGTCCTCCGCTGCTACTGGCGGAAGCGGTACGGGAACACTTGGCACGCACCCCGCTTGAACGTCCGCCAGCGTCGCCAAGCCGCCCGTGCCGAAGCCCGTCCCGCTCCGACCAACTTCGACGGCACCCGCTTCACGTACAACTTCGACCTCACCCGCTTCGCCTGACCACCCGTGCCGGCACATCTAGCGGTGTGCTTGCGCTTTTGTCCACCGACAGCGTGTTGGTGGTTGTGTCAGTTCGTCGGTTCTGTTGACCGACAGTTTCTGGAGGTTCGTATGTCTCAGTCCCCCTTCGCCGCTCTTCCCCACGCCGCCGCACCCAGCACCACGGAGCGTGATCCGAAGACCTTGCTGTTCATCGGTTATGGTGCAAACGGACGCCTCAAGTCCATGCCGTCCGACTCGTTCATCCAAGTGGGCTTCACGTCCGCCGAGATCTCGCTTGGCCGCACGCCTGACGACAAGCCCGCCCACTGCGTCATCCTGTCGCGTTCGATCACCGATCCGGTCGAACGTGCCTCGTTCCAGCGGACCATGTCGAACCTCGTGGGCCTCAACCAGGAGCGCTCACGCGGGACCAAGCCCGTCACGGCCGAACAGATGCTCACGTACTTCGTTCGCGTGATGCAAGAGTTCAACTTCGCCGTCGAGCAGTATCGTCCGCTCGAATCGTCCGAGGACGTACGCGCCCAGATCGCAGCACGCCAATCGGGCACCCGGACGCCCGCTGCGTCACCGCAGTCTCAGGCGTTCGACTTCGAGAACGTCCGCTGATCACGTGCCCGACCGCTTCACCGCGGTCGGGCGCTTTGTCTCGCCCGCGTACCCGTCCGCCTCGTGGCGTCCGGGGAAGCGAGCAGGAGCCCCCTCACCGGCCTCGATTGACACCCGTTCCCTTTCAGGAGCCTCTCCCATGCCATCCACTCCCTCCCATCCCCGCCTCATCACCGTCTCCCTCCACCGCCTCTCCTCGTGCTCCATATCCCTCTCGCACCTGCCTATCCCGCCCCAGTCCACCCACTCCCTCCCCCTCTGCTCTTCCCAGCTCCTCTCCCTGCTCAACGCGACCTCCCACTCGCTCTGCATACTGCCCCTCGTCCTCCCCGTCCACCTCCCCTCCTACTCCCCGGCCGACCGCAACGCCCTCGCCTCCCTCACCGAGCGCCTCGACCAGCTCGGCTTCAACACCCTCGCCCACTTCACCACCGGCCACACCTTCTGCCTCTTCTCACCCCTCGCCACGGACCGCCTCCCCGACTTCCTCCGCTCTTCCGACCTCCTTCTCCCGGGCGGCCACATCGCCGACTTCCCCGTCTCCCCCACCACCACCGCCCTTGCCACCCCCATCACCCCCACCCTCCTCGGCGGCCTCGACGACCCCGGCGAGCCCTGCCCCTGCTGTCGCCGCCTTGACTGCGGCTGCCCCGACAACTGCTCCAACTGTGCCCAGTCCCGCACCCCCGTCCGTTGCTCCAACTGCAACCGCTGGGCCTACTCCTCCCCCTGCGAAAAGTGCCTCCCCGACCGCCACTGATCCCCTCCCATCCCACCGCCCCACCGGGCCGTGGGCTGCTTTCACCCCAGGAGTCCTTTCATGTCCCAACTCTCTTTCCATCAGGCTCTCGATCGCATCCGCACTGAACCCCGCATCGCCGCAGTCGCCATCTACCTCATCACCCAGATCCCCAACGTCGACGCGACCGCCCGCCAGCTCATCATCCAGGGCTTCCACGCCAAGATGGCCGAGCGCACCTCCGAAGCCCTCGACGCCATCAACCACCACCACACCCTGCTCCGGCGACAACTAAGCACCCTCGACTCCGTACTCACCGGCGTCAACAGCGATCTCGCCGACGAGAAACGCCGCCACAAAGCCCTATCCCTCTTCGTGGCCGACCTCGCCAAAGAGGGCCTCCGCTGCGACCTCAACCCCACCCTCAACTGCTCCGACACCCAGGTCCTCTACGCCTCCTTCGCCAACTACCTCACCGACCAGGACACTCGCCTCCGCGCCCGTGCCCAAGCCGCTCTCGACGCCAACTGACCTCTCGCCCCTCCCATCCCCTGCCGGGGCCGGAGGGTCTTTCACCCCAGGAGCCCCCCCATGCACACCGCGAAAGAACTCGAACAAGCCTACTTCCACCTCTGCAACAAAGTCTCAGCCCAGGACCTCCCCCTACTCCGCATCCTCTTCGACCAAGCCAATTGGGCGCTCGCCTTGAAAGGTCTGCCTGTCTCGCCCAATGCCACCGGAGAAAAACACGACCCCACGACCGGCGGCTACGCCCATCCCCGTCCCCTCTAAGGAGTCCCCCCATGCACGTCCTCGCCCTCGGTTTCGACGTCCCCTCCCCCACCGCCCGTATGCGTGAAGTCTTCCGCCTCCTCAACATGTTCGTCTCCGAACACGGCGCCCCCGACTCCCTCCGCAGCAACGGCCTCATCTCCCACTGCCTCGCCTGCGACTGGGCCCTCCACGACACCCCCCACGACTTCAACGTCCACCTCATCGCCCCCGCCACTCCAGCCCCTTCCCTCTTCGCCGACCACTCCGACCTCACCCACATCATCGCCCTCGGCAACCCCTCCACTCCCCTCGCCGAGCGCATCATCGCCTACAACTTCAAGCGCCCCAACCCACTCCCCGTCACCCGCCTCTAAGGAGCCCCCATGATCCCCACGTACCCCACCCCTCCCACTTCCACCCTCGAACACCTCACCCGCATCCGCACCGTCCTCTCCAACCCCTCCCACTGGACTCGCCACTGCCTTGCCCAACACCCCTCGGGCAACGCCGTCCGCTTTGACGACATCGCAGACCCTAGCACCCCCGTGTCCTGTTGCTGTCTCGTCGGCGCCGCAATCCGCACCTCCGGCGTCCTTCACACCATTGCCCGCGAGCGTGTTTGCGACCCCACCTACGACGTTCTTCACCGCGCGACCTCCACCAACTTCCTCGCCGCGTTCAACGACAACCCCAAGACCACGCACGCCGACATCCTCGCCGCTCTCGACCTCGCCATCGAACAGGAGACCTCCGCCCATGCTCGCTGAACCCCTCCCCACATTCCCACCCGCCACCACCGCCCTCGAAGTCCTCACCCGCACCCGTTCCCTCCTCTCGCACCCCGACGCCTGGACCCAATTCCACTGGGCCGCATGGCCCGACGCCCTCCGTCCCGGCGGCATCGCCGTCTCCTCCAACGGCAACGCTCCCCTCGCCTGCTGCCTCTGTCTCGAAGGCGCCCTCGAACGCGCCTCCGGCGGTTCCCAACTCTCCCCCGTCGTCGTCGAGTCCCGCCCCCTCCTCGAAGCCAACGACATCCTCTGCGTCCTTCTCGAACGCCGTTCCGTCCGCGTCTGGAACGACTTCCACGGCCGCACCCACGCTGACATCCTCGCTCTCCTCGACGCCGCCATCGCCCGCCTCTCCTGACGTGTGTTGTGGCCTGCCTCACTGCGTTCGTCAGGCAGGCCACAACACTGTTCTGTCTGTTTCATAGGAGTAACCCATGCCCTCGCCTCACATTCCCGACTGGGCTCGCGCCCTCAAGAACCACGAGCGCCGCAACGCCGGCCTCGACGGTGACCTCCCTGCCCACCTCATCACCCCCGAGACCCTGCTCCCCGCCGCCCTCGCCGCGAAGGCCGCCGAGCTCGACGCCCGCGAGCGTGCCCTCGATGCCCGCGAATCCCTTGCCGCCTTCCAGTCCCTCATCCGCACCCTCCAGCTCTCCTCCAACCCCTGCATCATCGGCGGCCGCAACGGCATCACCCCCTCCCCATCCTTCGACTGCGTCCTCACCACCGCCGGTCCCCACGGCTCCGTCCGCGACCTCCCCCGCCAGATCCTCTGGGTCCCCGTGCCCCTCTACGCCCTCCCCAAGCCAGGCCCCGCTCACCCCGTCTACGGCCCCTCCCACATCCTCGGCGAGACCCGCGTCCAGGACTCCCTCGCCTTCCCCCTCATGGTCTCCGCGGCCCGCCGCAACGACTGCCCGGCCCAGCCCGTCCTCCGTCCCGTCGCCATCAACGCCTACTGCAAGGTCACCCTCTCCCCCGTCTCCCCCGAAGAGACGCTCACCCGCCTCGACCGTCGCGACCGCCGTCACACCCTCGAAATCAACTCGCCCACCGCCGACACCGACCTCGAACGCGACAACCTCGACGCCGAGTGCGACTCCCCCGCCTTCTCGTCCTCCCCCCTGACCGCGGCCGCCCTTCGCTCCTTCAACGTCACCTCTCCGCACCCCTCCCCATCCACCGTGGCCGCCCACAACCCCACCTCCTCACCCGCCGCACCCTTCGACGCTGGCGGAAACGCCCGCCTCCCCTAATCCTGCCCGGCATGGCAGGCTCCTATGCCCCTCTCCCCTCACCGGGAGTAGGGGCTTTTTCTTTGCCCCAGCCCTTAGTCCCCCACCCCTTACCCCGCCCTTCCCCTCTCACCCCCGGAGATCACCCACCCATGCACTTCCGATCCGCAGAACTCTCCGCCCTCGTCGCTGTCCGCGATTCCCTCCCGCCCCTCATCGTCCAAGCCCTCGCCCGCATCCACCGCACCTTCCACCCACCCTCGATCGACTCCCGGGACGGCATCTCCTCCTTCCTCGACCTCACCCACCTCCTTACCGCCCGCCTCGGCTCCGAGCCCAACACCCCCAAGGAAGTCCTCGAACTCCTGGCCCTCCCCTCGGCCGCCCGCGTCTCCTTCGACCTCCTCAACTACCACCTTCCCGTCACCCCCGCCTCCCTGCCCCTCGACCAGACCTCTCCCCTCGTCACCTTCACCGCCGACCCCACCACCAACACCTTCACCTGCTCCACCGCCTCCTTCACCGCCACCCTCCACGCCGGCCCTCCCTCCATCCTCGCCCTCCACACCCCCAGCGGCGGGCCCCCTCTCATCATCCCCGCCACGCCCTCCTTCCTCTCCGACCTCTCCAACGTGGCATACGCCCTCACCCTTCGCCCCACCCCCGGAGCCTCCCATGGCTGAAGACTTGCCCCTGATCGTCGGCACCACCCTCCAGCACCGCCGACCCGACCTCGTCTCGCCCCTCACCTCCACCCAGCGCCTGGTCCTTCCCTACCTCCTCTCCGGCTACAACATCCCCACCACCGCCCGCCTCATCCACCGCTCGACCGAGACCGTCCGCTCCCACGCCCAGGCCATCTACCGCTCCACCAACGTCACCTCCCACACCTCCCTCATCGCCCTCTTCGGCGCCGCACCCCCACCCCTCTCCCTCTCCTTCCTGGACCACTCCCTCCTCACCTCCCTCCTCTCCGCCTACCCCGCCCCCTTCTCCCTCTCCCTCTTCCCCTCGGACTCCCCCACCCGCGCGTCCGCGGCTCGCCTGATCTCCCACTCCCTGGCCTACTCTTCAGGCCCCGACTCCATCCTCCCGCACATCCACGCCGCCTCCCTCTACCACGCATGCCACCCCTCACCGCCGCCCAGCGAGGCCTCCTCCGTGCCATCGCAGCCCGCCACCCCGCCCCCTACCTCACCTCCTTCACGCACCTCGCCCGCTCCCTCGCCTCCCACTCCCTCATCACGACGCGCCCCTCGGCCGATCCCCCCCACCTCCTGACCCACCTCACCCCCACCGGCCTCACCCACCCCGCCCTCACCCCGAAGGGAGCGAAGAAGAAGTGAACATCAAAGACAAGTACGACTTCAGCAAGAACAGCAAGGGACACCCGGAAGGCACGGTCACCATCGCAGCCGAAGCGTTGGCGGACAAGAAAGACGCGCAGATCGCCACCCTCACCCGCGACCTCGCCGCCGCCCGCGAGCAGCTTGCCTCGCTGCAACGTCGCATGGCGAAATATTCCACCGAGCATGTGCCCGCCGGATTCCGCCCCGTCGTCGCGTTCATGAACGACACGCATGTCTCAATCATGGCCGACAGCCTCACGCAGTTGGGCGAGGAACACAACTGCGACGCGAACGGATGCGGGCAGGAACACGTTGCGTACTACCTCCCGCTCAATGCGTGGGAGCAACTTGCCGCCGCGAACGCGACGGTGGAGAAGTGCAAGGCGGCGGGCTTCATCGACGAGCAGGGGAACGTGCGGAAGGTGCTGGGCGAGATCGTTACAACCGCAGACGGTTTCATTGTCGGGAACAACTGCCAAGTGTGGCTCGCTGGCGTGCCTGTTGGCGAAAAGCATCAGCCCGTTACCGAGAGCTTCCGCGTCACCCTCAACAACTACGAGCAAGGAACCGCGTCGGACGGCGCGCTGGTCAATTGGGGTGGCCCTTACCACGACTGCGCCGACATTCGCGACTGCTTCTCCACCCGCACCGCCGCCGAAGCCGCACGCGAGGGGAAGGGAACCACATGACACGACTAGCCCGCTTCTTCGTCACGCTCGCTCGCAAGTGCGGAGCGTCCAACGACGACATCTTTGCCGAGTTTCGGTGCCCCGCGTGCGGAACACTCGACGGCTGCATGTGTGCCAGTCCCGGCGCGCCCGCGTTCCCACTCACGCCATACGAAGAACTCCGGCGAAAACTGGACGAAGCCAAGAAAAACAACAGCCGCACCACGCGGCAGGAAGGAAAGGCATGACGGTCCACCAATGCAGCCGTCGCACCATCATGGACGGCGAGGTCGTCACGTTCGCCACCGACTTCCGCAAGGAGGACGACCGGTTCCAGGCGGTCGGAGCCTTCGAGATCTCGGCCAGCCGGAACGCCGTCATGGTCCACCGCGCCATGCTCTGGCTCCCCGAACACCTCGCCGACTTCACCCACGCCATCAATCTCGCATACGCCACCCTGCACCGCCTCTCCAAACACACCGGTTCCCGCTCCCTCTTCCCAACCGAGCCCACCGAAGTCCCCCCACCCCGGGAGAAAGGAACCGGAAACAACCCATGTGGCTGATCATCACCCTCGTCTACCTCGCGCTCGGCACCTTGGCCCTCCTCTCCATCTTCGCCTACGAGCGAGTCCACCGTCGCCCCATCTCCCTCCTTGACCTCCTGGTCTACCTTGCCATGACCCTGGTGTGGCCCTGCATCCTCATCTCCTTCCTGATCGAGCGCTCCAGCGACATCATCCTCTGGCGCCCAAAGCCCCCTCCCCAGGAGAAACCCCCGTGCGACCCCGCGACCTCGCCGCCGCCGGCACAGCCCTGACCCGCGACGACCTCCTCCCCCACCTACCCGTCCGCTTCACCGCCGAAGACTACTGGGCCCGAGTCGGAATCCACCGCGTCGCCCACCTCAACCACAACTTCATCGGCATCGACTTCTCCGCCTCCTCCTTCCCACCCCTTCTACCCATTTCCCGTTACACATACACCCCCCTCGCCCTCCCGGACCCCACCCCATGCCCCTCCACTTCGAGGTCACTCCCTGCACCCTCTCTCACCGCGTCCCCCACATCCACGTCCCTGACCGCCCCTCATCCATCACCATCTCCATCGACGGCCTCAGCGCCGAACACGCCGTCGAACTGATCTACTACCGCTTCCGAGCCGAAAAGCCCCTCGGCTTCGAGCCCGCCACCGTCATGCCCGACGGCACCTCCGCCATCTTCGTCCGCCTCACCTCCGACCCCTACTCCACCTGGTTCATCCCCCGGACCTGACCCATGCCACTACCCCTCCCATCGCCGTGCCCGCCCCGGGCCAACCCCGAACTCCACACCCTCCGCGAAATGCACAAACTCCTCTCGGTCCCCCGCCGCTGGTGCAAGAACAACACGTTCCGCTACACCGCAGACGGGAAGCGGGGCGCCTGCTGTCTCCTCGGCGCTGTCGAACACGTCGTCGGTAACGGCCGCCACCCGACCCTCACCGAAAAGACCATGGAGTCCCGCATCCGCACACGTCTCGGCCGCGCTCTCGGTCTTCCCAAACCCCACCTTCGATCCACCATCGACCTTGCCTACTGGAACGACCACAGGGAACGCAAGCTCCCCGAAGTCCTCGCCCTCATCAAGAAGGCCCAGTCCCCCCGCTACGCCTCCCGCCCCTAAGATCTCCCCCAAAGGAGATCACTCATGCTCGCCGCCCTCGTCTTCTCGTTCCTCCTCCCCACGCAGGTCGCCCACAACCAGACCGTCTACGCCTCGGAAGCCCCGGTCCCGCAGTACGACTGGGACCTCGACGGCCGCATCACCACCGCCGACCTGACCGCCTTCGACGCCTGCCTCGCGGGCGCACCCCTCCCATCACCCGCCCACTCCATCGACATCAACGGCAACTCCGTTTATCCCGAGGACGCGGACCGCACCACCCTGCTCTCCGTCGTCACTGGAGGCCCCGATGACACCGGCTTCATCCCACCTCTCTGCCCCTCCTGCCCTGTCCTCCTCGCCCCTGTCCCTGACCCAGTGCCGCCATCCTTCACTCTGGACCTGGCACCTCTTCTTGCTCGACTGCCCCAAGAGACCCACCTTGGTGTCAACGGGACTCCTGGCATCATCCATCTCCCTTGGCGATCCACCCCGTACACGGTCACCGCACCCATACTCGACATGGGGGGCACGCCAGGCCGCCCGCTCATTCTGGCGGGTCTACATGGCCCTGACGGAGAGCGACCTCGAATCACTCTCAACGGTCGATCACCCGTGGGTATCCACCTTTCCGGTTCCGTCTCCGACATCGTCATCGACTCGCTCCACCTGATCGGCACGCCCTCCCACTCCGCCCTCATCCGCGCTTACGGACCCGCCCACAACCTCCTGATCCAGGACTGCATCCTCGAAGGCGGTGCCATCGGTCTCGCCGTCGAAGGCCTCACCATGCCAGGCGCCGGCACTGTCCGCCTCCACCGCACCATCATCCTCCGCCAGGCCTCCTCCTTCCAGCACAACCAGGGCGTCTACGTCTCCGCCTGCCAGTTCTTCTCGGCCACCGACTGCGTCCTCTACGACGTCGGCCTCCCCACCACCTTCAACCAGGGCTTCTACTTCGTCGCCGGTGCCGGCACCCGCAACCTCTCCACCACCTTCGTCCACAACCCCGGCTTCGCAGGCGTCCAATGCCGCGGCGGCACCTACACCATCACCTCCAACATCTTCTCCTCGTGCGGCAACGCCATCGGCATCGGCCACCCCATGTCCTACGGCACCCACACCTCCGGCACCTTCTCTCACAACCTCATTCTCTTCCCCAAGCGCCCGGGCTGGGGCATCGCCCTCCAAAACTCCTCCGCCACCGTCTCCTTCAATACCCTCATCTCCACCCCCGGCTTCGGTTACGCGCTCCAGATCGAGAACCCCAACCCCCTGCCCACCACCGTCTCCCGGACCCTCATCTCCGGCTTTGAACTTCCCATCAACTGGAAGTCCCCCGCCTCCCTCTCCCCCGCCCTCCTCATCGAGGAACCCATCCGCCATGACGTCACCCCTCCCACCATCCCCTGGCCCCTCCTCATCTCCCGCCCAGCCCGCCACTTCACCCCCTCCCACTCCACCCTCACCTACCTCCCCACTTCCCCAGATCGGTGAGTGCCGTCGCACTGACAGCACCTGCCTCGCCTTCCCTGGCGAGTACAACTGGTGCCTCACCTGGTTCTCCACCGAAGTCAACCCGGGCTCTTCCTCTCCTGAAATTATTCGGATGGTCCGAGCCGTTCCCTTCGGCGCCCTCTCCCAGAAGAACCCCGACACCTACGGCTCCTTCTTCACCCTCTCCAGTTGGCTCTCCTTCCCCATCACCTACTCCCCTCCCCCCAAGCCTTCCCCGTCCGACCTGACCCAAAGCGAGATCTCCGCCCACCAGGACGAACTCCGCCAGAAGCCCACCCCACCCGACCCCGCCATCACCGAGAAGGGCTTCATCGTCCCACCCAACAAGTACATCCGGAACGCATCTCCCCAACCCCCTAAATCCTGGGTCCCGGTCATTACCAAGGACGGCGGCAAGTGGACCTATGAAGTCCGTACCGCCGAACCCCACAACCCAGCAGGCGGTCCCGGTCGTCACATCGCTACATGCAATCCGCTCGCGGAAGCCCGAGGCGAGAACAACGTCCACCTCCTTGCAGCGTCCCCCTCCCTCCACGCCTACGCGAAGGCGGAGGAACTTCGGGAGCGATGGTGGCAATGTGTCGCATCATTCGGCATGGGGTCGTCGCAGTCGCTCGACGCAAACAGGGTGTTTGAGGCCCACATTACGACTATGGGCTGGCGTTCGCCCGTGTGCCCCAAGTACTTCCTCGCCACCTACCGCGCGGCCGCCCTCGACCTCGCCAAAGGAACCACCACCCCATGACCACACCCCCCACCCCACCCAAGATTGACGACGGCGGCCCCGCCTTCCCGGGCGCGATGGATCAACTGTTCTACTCCCGCGAAGGGGACTTGCAGTTTGCCTCCCAGTACGTCGGGATGCCCTCACCCGGCATGTCCCTCCGCGACTACTTCGCCGCCAACGTCTCCGTGACCGAGGCACAAGCGTTGGCCCCCCAGACCCCGGAGGAGTGTCGCGCCTTTCTCGGCATGTCCCAACACGCCCCCTGGGACGGCAAGCGATACCCTGAGATCCTCGCCACCATCCGCTACCGCATCGCGGACGCCATGATTGCCGCCCGCAAGACCTCATGAAGCCCAGCATCTACATCCTCGACGACAACCCCGACGCCCCTCCCTTCACGCCGGAGCTGATGGACGAGCTAGACCGCTGGCTCGCCTCCTACTTCCAGTCCCTCACCACCCACACCGGAGACCTTCCATGCTTCCCGCCCCAGACGCCGCCTCCCGCCTCGACCAACTCCTCGACTACCTCACTGAGACCCTCAAGTCTGGTGTCGACTTTGCGGGAACTCAAATCCCGCTGCTCGCCCGCGACATCGCCCTCTACGGCGCCTACTCCAACTGGGCCTACTGCCTCGTCATTCTCCTGCTCCTCCTCGGCTGCTTCCTCCTCTTCCGCCGCTGCTACCACGTCGCCCGCCTCCCCGCCAGCACCGAAGACGCCCGCTTCGTCCACGGCCTCGGCTGCGTCATCTCCACCATCGCCTCCATCGTCCTCATCATCTGCTTCTTCCCCTGCCTCGACGACGCCGTGAAGGCCACCTTTGCGCCCCGCGTCTACATCCTCGAATACGTAGCCGACCTCATCAAACCCACCGCCCGCACCCGCTAGGAGTCCCTCCCTTGAACGAACGCAAGATCACAACCCACCACACCAACGACTGCAACCGTCAGATCGAACTCACTGCCCACCGCCCCAGCACGGGCGGGGCCCCCGTCCGCTACGACATCTCCGGCCCCCGCCACGACGTTCCCGGCGTCGGCTCCGTCCCCTCCTTCGGCGTCAACCTCAAGTTCCAAGACGGCCCCATCGCCGACGGCGTCAACGGCCTCACCAACGAAGTCCTCCTCGCCATCCTCGAAGACCGCCTCCGGAATTTCCAACAAGGCCCCTTCGCCTGCCCCGAGAACGACCAGGCCCTCACTCATATCCGCAGCGCCCAAGCGGCTCTCCGCTCCCGCACCATCACTCGCCAAGGCCGAGGCGTCGAAGGCACCCACACCCCCTAAGCCTCACCGCAGCGGCGGCGTGGACGGTGACACGCTAGGCAACGAATGGGTAAGGCCGGGTGTCAAAAGCAGGCCTTTGGCGAGTTCGATTCTCGCACGTTGCCGATGGCCACAGCCGGTTCGACTCCGGCCCGCTGCATTTCCCCCAGGAGATCTTCCCATGCCCAACAAGTAACCTCTTCTTCCTCCACCGAGCCCCGGTGTGTTGCCGGGGTCTCACCCCACTCGCCTCCCCCGGGCAGTGGGGATTTATGCCTCACGAACCCATCCCATCCCTGCCCTCCTCCAACCTGGACAAGGTCGCCTTCGAGGAAGCCGGTGTCTGCAACGATTGCAACACCCGCCCCTCCGAAACCCAATACACCAAGGAGAACAACTCCAGCTGGCGCGCTCGCTTCCAAGAGGTCTACATCTCCGAGGACGACTTCAACGACTACGTCTCCGAGGTCGAGTCCCTCTACAACACCCTCCACGAGCGCATCCGCTCCCTCGAATCCGACCTCGCGACAACGGAGGAGGAACGGGATCAGTGGGCCGACGACTGCACGACGCTGGCCTCCCGCCTCTACGGCGCCATCCACTGCCCCCACATCGTCCCCGGTCCCGGTCTCTGGTACGCCAACGTCGAGGACCTCATCGACGAGAACCCGATCCAGACCACATCCCGGGGCGAGTGGTTCGTCCCCAACACCGCGGACCTCTCATGGCCACCACTGCCCTCCTTCTTTCCGCCCTCATCGTCCTCGCCTCCGCCCTCCTCGTCCGGGACACCGCCCTGATCGGCCGCCTCTGTCTGTTCGTGCCGGCCGTCTGTCGACGTCCGTCCGGCACGAACAGTTCTTTCTTTGTTTCAAGGAGTCAACCATGCTGCCCGACTCGCCCGAGATCATCGCCCAGCTCACCGAGCTCGAATCCCTCCTCAACAAGTCCGACACTTCGGCCCCCTTCGACCTCCGCATCCACAACCTCTTCACCAACGCCCTTATCTCCGTCCGCTACCGCTCCGGCCTCCACATCCTCCACTTCGAGTTCCCCAACGAGCACTCCAAGCGGGCGCCCCTCATCCGCGACAACCGCCCCGTCCACGTCGGAGTCGCCTATGGCGTGCTCCACGCCGCACCCCTCATCCTGGAGGCAGCCCGCAATGCCCGAATCGCCCAAGACGCCGCCGTCCGGACCATCATCGGAACTCCCCTCTCCGCTCGCCTTTCCGCGCCCGCCACACCCGGAGCCTGAGCATGACCCGTCCACCCCGCAAGAGTTCAACGAACTCCTCCGCCGCCTCTGGCACATCCTCTTCCTCGCCACCGCCTGGGTCCTCCTCTTCATCTTCGCCATCTGCTTCATCGTCTCCTTCCTCGTCGAACAAGCTCGCCTTCTCCCTCCCGCCCGCTGACGTCCGTCTCCTCACCGAATCCCTCTCCATCCACCTCCAGTCCCTTCTTCCACACCACCCCTCCCCATCCATCTCCGCCGACATCCGCTCCCTGCGCTCCCTCCTCTTCCTTCTCTACGACGCACTGGGCGAAATCCCGCCGACCTCGCTGTCGCCCGAGGTCCTACCCTCCTTCACCCATGAGCCACCCCATTCGCCACGCAGAAGACGTCCACGTCGGCGACCTGCTGACCATCCTGAAGACCAACCCGAACCGGTCGATTGACCCGCCCACCTTCCTCCTCCTCCCGGGCATGCCCTTCGAGGTCAAGGCCGTCTCGTACCCCTTCCTCCTCATCGAGGTCGCGGGCATGGCGACTACACCCCGCACCATCCCGCTCGACGTCCGTCACTTCGAGTTCTCCCGTGTCCCCGTCCCCTTCCATGAGGCGTGGCTATGCAGCACCGCACCTTCGCCGACCCCATCCCCCTTCCCCAGTTCCCCTCCCATCGCCCCGGCTGCACCCTCTGCCCTCTCCACAAGACTGCCCGCCACGTCGGCATCGGACTCCACCGACTGCCTGACTCCCTCGCACCCCTCCCATCCAGCCCCGCGCTCCTCGTGGTCGGACAGAATCCGGGCTATTGGGAGAACGCTTGCGGCACGCCTTTCGTCGGCAAGTCCGGCCAGGCCCTCCAGTCCGTCTACCTCGACGCCGCCAAGCTCCACCCCTCCGTCACCATCTACGTGACCAACACCGCCCGCTGCTTCCACGGCAACGGCGACAACGTCCCCAACCCCGTCTACCGGGCCTGCTCGCCCTACCTCCTCAACGACATCAAGCACCTGCTCGCCTCCCACTGCTCCCTCACCCTGCTCCTCCTCGGCGGGCCTGCCGTCACGCACACCCTCAAACTGCTGGACCCCTCCCAGAAGAAGCCCACCCTCAAGGCCCTCCTCAAGCGCCAGGGCCTCCAGCTCCCGTTCCCCCCTCCCATCCCCGTCCCCAAGCGCAAGCCCCGCAAAACCCCTCCCATCCCTCCGCCCGCGACCGGTAGCCCAAGTACGGAGACGTCCCCCCGCTCCGGGATGCAAGAACCGACTCCCGGGCTGGAGGATGGGAGGGGTGTCCTTACGATCTTCGGCACCTACCACCCCGCCTTCATGCTCCGCGACCTCAACGCGTGTCACGCCATCGGCGGCCACATGCACCTGCTCGCCGCCCACGTTCACGGCACCATGCCGCTTCCCTCGCGCCCCGACTTCCGGAGTTACCATGACCCTGTCCCTCCCGTCCATCCCCAAGCGCAAGGTTGAGTACGCCCAGTTCCACACGCCGCACGGCCCCATGACCTTGCCGGTCAACCCGCACGAAGCCATCTGGCACGCCGTGCCCACCTACGAGGACAGCCAGACCGTCTACCAGCTCTCGGGCGACCCGCTCTCCTTCGAGAAGCACACCGACGCCATCGGCTACAGCTCCCTCGACGAGGCCATCAGCACCATCCGTGCCACCAACCCGACCCCTGCCCCCGGCACCCGCTGCGTCACCGTCCGCAACGGCCACACTCTCGTCGTCCACGATCCGGTCCTCGTCGACCCCGACTCTCTCACCCGCGAGCAGGCCTTCCAGCTCCGCCAGTACCTCCTCGACACCGGCCCCCTTTCCACCGAGCGCCCCTACATCGCGCCCACCTTCGCCTACCGGTTCCCCGACCTCTTCTACACCAAGAACAAAGCCCAGGGCATCGTCGCCGCCCGGCCCCTCAGGACCAAGGCCAAGCGCAAGACCCCCGTCATGGCGGTCGCCGTCGAGTCCACGCCCGAGCCCGCCGTGGCCAAGCCCACGCCCGACCAGATCCACGCCTCGCTCCTCCACCTCCCGGCCGTCAACAAGTGGGAGAACAAGGCTCGCCGCACCTGGTTCATCAACCGCGGCTGCATCCCCATCCCCTACCACCGCCGCTTCTTCCAAGCCCTCCACTCCATCTGCAACCCCATCCTCGCCCAACTCCCCTACCAGAAACAGCATCGCCCCCACCTCTTCCGCGCCCACAAATTTCAGCACCTCGACGAACCCCTCTCCTGCAACCACTGCGTCGTCGTTGACCTGCCCACCGGCTCCTTCGACACAAGCCGGGACTGGCACGGCGAGTTCAACGAGAGCCGTCACCTCCGCTGCGTCCAATCAGAACCCGACTACATCGAAGAACTCAACTTCTTCTCCCGCATCAACGATCACATGGCCGACATCCTGGAGTTCCTCCACTCCCCCGACCTCGTCTTCATCGCGTGTCCCACCTATCGCCCCCTCGTGGCGTCCGCCCGGTTCCCCAATCCCTTCCTCCACTTCATTTTCCGCTACCGCCTTCGGGAAATGCGGAACGCGCTCTCCTACTATCACAACTACCTGCCGCACCTGTTGCGCCCTATCGAATCCTGCGACCGCGTCTCCAGACCCCTGGACTTCACCAAACGTAACCGGGCCCTCGCCCGCAACCTGATTCGGTTCCAACGCACACTGGGTCTCCGGACGTACCCGGATCAGGCCGAGTGTGCGACCCACCTCACCCAAGAGGAGCTTTGCCTTTTATGAGTATCCCCACCCCCCCGCCCGTCAACACCACCAACCTCAACATCGACGCGCCCGTCACCGGCAACGCGATCGCCACCTACAACAACGATGGCGCCGGCCTCAACGTACGCCGTGCACTCGACGTGCAGGTCTCCGAGAAGTCGCTCGTCGCCATCACCGTCGTGCAGGCCAAGAGCGCCATGCGTGACCGCCAACGCTCCCTCCAGGACAAGCTGAAGGAAGCCACGGCCACGCACACCCAGCTCAGCAGCTCCATCAAGGCCTCCTTCCAGGGCTGGACCCGTCGTGCGGCGGGCACCCTCGCCACCGACTTCGGTCCCTTCACCGGCCTCGCCTCCTCCTTCATCGCGGCCTCGCCCGAGATCACCCAGCCCGAATCGCCCCTGATCGACTGGACCCTGGGCACCGCTACCACCACGGTCACCTACGTCTACAAGGCCACCCGCAACGAAGACGCCGAGGGCGTCTCCATCACGATCCGCCGCCGGGTCGTCGAGTCGATCCCGCCCGACGTCATGGCCCTCCGCGCCGAACTCGATCAGGCTACGGCCGAGATCACCAAGCTCAACGAGGAGATCACCCGCATCCGCAAGGTGCTCGCCAACCCGGCCGCCATCCAGGAACTCGCCGAAGCGGGCATCGCCGAAGCCATGCTCACCAAGACCGGCGACGCCGCCCTCACCACTCAGCTGAAGAAGATGGCCACCGACAACGTCGATGCCATCGTCGACACGCTGTCGTAACCCCTCCCGCTCCCTTTCCCACACGCCCGCTTCGCCCTTACCGGCAGGCGGGCGCTTTCACCTTCGGAGTTCCCCATGCCGACCGCACCCGCCATCACGTACTCCCCCCAGCAGCTCCGTGCCATCCAGCTGGCCGAGGCCTGGCTCGCCAACCCCAAGGGCGTCTTCCGCATCGACGGCAAGGCTGGCACCGGCAAGACCACCTGCACCCAGGTCCTCGTCCGCAAGGCCCAGAACCCCTGCTTCCTCACCATCACCGGCAAGGCCGCCTCCCGCCAGCGCGCCAAGGGCAACCCCGCCGCCACCATCCACTCCAAGATCTACCGCTGCTTCGCCGTCGAGGACCCCAAGACCCGCCGCACCACCATCCGCTTCTCCCTCAACCGCGACTCCGACATCGTCGCCCACGACCTCATCGTCATCGACGAGTCCTCCATGGTCCCCACCCGCATCGCCGAGGATCTCCTCTCCTTCAACCGTCCCATCCTCGTCCTCGGCGACCCGGCCCAGCTCCCGCCCGTCAAGGCCGCCGAGTCCTTCTTCATGACCGAAGTCCGCCCCGCCATCACCCTCACCGAAGTCCACCGTCAGGCCCTCGACTCGCCCATCCTCCAGCTCGCCGACTGGGCCTCCGAGTCGCGCCCCATCCCCCTCGGCGAGTACGGCTCCAGCCGCGTCGTGCCCCGCCTCCTCCTCGAAGACGTCGACTACCTCCGCAGCACCCAGGTCCTCTGCGGCCGCAACAACACCCGCCACTCCCTCAACGCCACCATCCGCCGTCTCACGCACCCCTCCCTTCATCTCCCGCCCACGCCCATCGTCGGTGACCGCCTCATCTGCCTCCGCAACGACCACGAGCTCGGCCTCCTCAACGGCGTCCAGTACGTCGTCCTCACCGTCTACCCCTCCGACTCGCCCGCCTTCATCAACATGCGGCTCCGCCCCGAGTTCGACCCCATCCTCCCCGACATCGACGTCTCCGCCCACGCCTGCTACTTCACACACCCCGGCTCCGAACCCTCCTTCGACGAGTCCAAGCTCGCCTCCCACTTCGACTTCGGCTACGCCATCACCGTCCACAAAGCCCAAGGCTCCGAGTGGCGCACCGTCACCATCATCGACGAGTCCCACGTGTTCCGCCAGCACGCCCGCAACTGGCTCTACACCGCCATCACCCGGGCCGAAGAATCCGTTCTCATCGGCCGCTAGGATCAACCCATGACGCCCACCCCTCCCACCGTCCTCGCCCGGTCCCCCGCCAATCCCCGTCCGGGCTTCACCATCCCCCAGCTCTTCGCCGCCCTGTCCTCCCTCCCGCAGGCCCGGTGGGTCCGCCCCGCCGGCACCCAGCACCCCACGGACGCGGCCTACGCGCCCCGTCTCCTCATCCGCATCGAGGGCACCAATGTCGAACTCCCCATCCTCGCCGTCACCGAATCCCTCGCCCCCGACGGCTCCACCCTCGTCCTCCTCGCCTCCGAACCCCGCCCTCTTTGAACCCCTCGTGAGCCATGGTCATCTCCCTTGACACCGAGACCTACGGCATCCACACGGCGTTCCCGGCCCAGACCGTGTTCTCGCCGCCCCGGATGTCGTGGGTGGACAAGCCCTCCTCCATCCTCCTCACCACCGCCATCACGCGCGTCATCGTCCCCGAGCTCGGTCCCTGGTCCGCCCGCCTTCTCTCCCGCATCCGCCCCGCCGAGACCTACGTCCTCCCCTTCGTCGATCCCGTCCCCCTCTCGCAGCGACCCCTCCCATCCTGGCTCAGCCCCGACTTCCGCAAGTCTCCCGCCCGCCTCCTTCGCTGGCTCAGTCACGCCACGACCATCCTCGGCATGAACCTGGCGTACGACCTGTCCGTGCTCTGCTTCCTGTTCCCCCTCATTCGCGAGCTTATTCGGGTCCGCCGCCCCCTCCTCATCGACCTCTCCTACGTCAACTTCCTCGACAACCCGGACCGCTCCGAGCGCTCCCTCAAAGCCATCGGCCCCGTCATCGGCACCCACATCTACGACAAGACCGCCCGCGACCGCTTCTCCTGCTTCGCCGAGATGGCCGACTACAACGGCTGCGACACCCACAACAGCGTCCTCGCCATCGCCGAACTGGCCCGCCGCATCGACCTTCTCCCCGAGCCCGGCCGCTCTCTCAAACTCTCGCCTTTCACCCTCGCCTCCTTCTCCGACACCATCCACCTCACCATCGAGATGTCCCTCAACGGCGTTCCCATCCACCGGCCCACCCTCGCCGCCCTCCACGCCAAGCTCGCGCTCCGCCAACGCCGCACGCACCACGTCGCCCGCACTCGTCACTCCCTCCTCATCTCCAACACCGACGACACCGTCGGCTCCAAGAAGTCCAAGTCCTCCTTCTTCACCCGCCTCGTCGACGAAGTGGACGCCTACTGGTTCGACCCCTCTCATCCCCGGCCCTTCCCGTTCCCCGGCCTCCCTCCCGGCGCCACCACCGTCCTTGCCCACCCCCGCGTCGTGCTCACCCCCAAGACCCGCGAGATCTCACACAGCGACGCCAACCGCTCCTTCCTCTCCTCGCTCCTGCCTGCTACCTCCCCCCTCCACCGTGCCCTCCGCTGCTGGGACCGCAACGCCGCGGCCAGCAAGATCAACGGCACGTACTGCTACCCCCTCCTGTTCCACAGCGTCCAGAAGCCGCAGGACCGCACCTCCCTGCTGGTCCCGCAGCCCGGCTGCCCGTGGTCCCCGTCCCTGTCCCCTCACCCCTCCCATCCGGAGCCTCCGCCATGCAAGACCTTAACCCCTCCGACCGAGTCCAGATCTTCGAGCGCGCCCGACCCCGCACCTCCACCGGAAAGTGCCACAAGGGATTCGACCGCTACTACTCCGAGCTCACTTTCGACACCAACCCCGGCGATCCCGGCCCCGCCCAGCAGGTCACCATCGTCCACGGACAGCCCTACCCCATCGTCCCCGAATGGCTGATCCAGGCCTACACCGACGCCACCGAGCGCCCCCTCTACCTTCCCACCAAGACCGTCCACGAAGACGACGACCCCGACGACGACGAGGAGACCGAGCCCTTCGACGACGATGACGACGACGAGTGCGAGGAGTCGGGCGAGTTTGACTTCGACGACGATGACTTCGACGATGACGTGGACGACGATCCTGACCTCGGCCTTCCGGAGCTGCCCCGTGCGGATTGACCCCTCTGTCTGGCTGTCGCACCCCACCTGGTACGTCGTCCCGTCCGAAGTGAAGGACTCGGCGGGCGACGACGGCGGCACCGTGCAGGTCCGCATCACCTGCAAGAAGGCGGCCCACCAGACCGACCCACCGGAGATCCAGGACTGCCGCCGGTCCCGGTGGATGGGAGGGGTGATCGTCTCCATCGACCTCTCCCAGATCGAGCTTCGCGTGGCCGCCCTCCTGTCGGGCGAGCCCTTCTTCGTCAACGCCTACACCAACGGCTGGGACATGCACGGCCGGGCCGCCGCCCTCATCTGGTCCGAGTCCGAGATTCTCTCCCGCTACCCGGACCTGCGGGGCCTGCCGGTCGACCGGTGGCGTAAGAGCAACCCCCGCTTCTCCAAGTTCGAGGGACAGGTCGGCAAACGCATCAACTTCTCCCACCTCTTCCGGGCCGGCGCCGACAAGATGCAGGCCTCCGTCCTCGCCGACATCCACGAGCTCCTGCCCATCCACTACTTCGAGAAGATCGTCGCCAACCGCCAGCGCGATCTCCCGGTCCTCTGGGCCTGGCAAGAGGCCCGCATCGCCGAAGCCCGCTCCACCGGCCGCGTCACCCTCCCCGTCACGGGCCACCACCGCAACTTCGCGGGCGGCGAGAAGTACGACGTCAACGAGATCGTCAACTTCCCCATCCAAAGCAGCGCGGCCATGACCCTCGCCCGCATCCAGCACCACGTCCAACTCCGCCTCATCCAGCACAACCTCGACCGCGCCATCAAGCTCTTCCTGAACGTCTACGACGCTCTCTACTTCGATTGCGCTTCGCCCCATCTCGTGCCTACACTGCTCGATCACTACCGGGAAGCTGTCCGCACCGTGACGGACACCGACTACTGGGCCATGCTCCAGGCCCACTACGGTCGCAAGATCCCTCTCGACTACGAGCACAAGGCCGCATGACATGCCCCGCCAGACCCACCTCGACATCGCCCTCCGCCTCTCCCGCCTCACCCTCGCCAAGGACCCCGTCGCCCTCGCCAATCTCCGCAAGGACATGCAGCCTCACGTCGACCGCGCCGTGAAACGCACCCTCGCCTCGATCCAGAAGGCCCAGAAGTCGCCCGTCGCCACCCGCGAGTGGGCGCTCGACGGCCTCCCCTACACCGCCCACTTCGACCAGATCCTCCACGAGATGTGCGTCGCCGCCAAGGTCGGCCAGTCCCACCAGCTGGGCCTCGCCCTCTCCAACGCCGTCTATCGCACCCTCGTCAACATGCGGAAGAAGGGCGACCTCTTCAAGAAGGCCGCCACCGCCGTCCGTAAACCACGCAACGCCAAGGCCCTCGCCAAGAAGAAGGCCAAACGCGCTTGACCCTCCAGACCCATCCTGCTACTCTCCCCCCGGGTGGCAGATGGGAACAACGGAGCGTGGTCCACCCGATCGCGCTCCGTCTTCTTTGCGGGATAGTTCAGTTCGGTAGAACAGGCGGCTCATAATCGCCATGTCGCTGGTTCAAATCCAGCTCCCGCAATTTGGCCACGACATACACCATCCTGGTGGATCAGCGTGAGAAGAAGCCGATGCAGTTCCCCTCCCATCTGGTGGTGTGGAACCCGAGCAGCACGCTCCTCGCCCCCCACCCCACGACCATCCGGCTCCAGACCAAGACGGTCCTCCTGCCCACCGGGGACTACGTGCTGGAGTCCGCCCCCCGGGCCACCGTCATCGAACGCAAGCAGCACCTCGACGAGCTGGCCGCCAACCTGACCACCCGGGACGGCCTCCGCCGATTCCGCGACGAACTCATCCGGATGCAGGAGTTCACGCACCGCGTCCTCTTCCTCGAAGGGGATCCCCTCTCCCTGACCCGCACCCGGGACTGCAACCCGGCCGTGATCCGCGACATCCTCCTCTCGACCCTCGCCGAACACCGGGTCGAGCTGATGATGCTACCATGCAGCACGGCGAACGCACGAAACCATGCGGCTGAGTGGCTCGCCTCCCGTCTCATCTTCGGAGCGATGCAATGCCCACCTCCCCCACCTCCAATGTCCAGTTCCGTGAAAACCGCGTAGACTCGACGGTCGCCGCCCAGACCACCAACTTCGAGGTCCTTCAGACCGACATCACCGTCGCTCAGGCGACCTTCGATCCGTACCGCGTCTTCAACGGCGACGACGCCGGCATCGCCGCAGTCGATCGCCCCGTCGCCATCCCCGTCGGCGCCACGTTCGCCCTCATCCACCAGCTCCTGCCCATCGGCGTCACCGCCGTCAGCGGCACCAAGATCCGAGCCGCTGGCCTCCTGCCCGCCTACGCCAACACGAGCGGGCCCGCCTCTTCGGACAACACCGCCAAGTCCTGGCGCCAGTTCAACACCAACCAGGCCGCCGCTCAGCTCGACGCTCACGGCATCTGGACTCCCCTCGGTAACCTAACCACGCAGGAGTACGACATCACGCTCCCCACCGAGATCGCGATGCAGTACCACACCAACGGCATGCGGATCACGCGCCCCTTCCTCCTGCACACCCTCGGCTGCTCCCAGCTCCTTGTCGTCTGCACCACCGCAGCCACCTACACCGGCACCGCGACCGGTAACGGCCTGCTCGTGTGCACGTTCGGCAAGTGAACACCCCTCCCATCCCGCACCCGCCCCGGAGTCCACCCATGGCCAAAAGCCCGTCCCTCGCCCCGTACAGCCCCGCTCTCGTTTCCTTCTTCGTCGTGCTCGTCCTCATCTTCCTCGGGTGCTGCCTCCTCCTGCTGACGGGCTGTCAGACCGTGGGCAACCGGTCCAAGTTCACGCCCACCACCACCGAACTCGTGGGCGGCCAGGCCGTGACCGTCAACATCCAGGACGACACCCGGATCGGCACCGCTTCCGGCACCTCCTCGACCGGCTGGATCGCGGCCGACGTGGACGGCACGACCGCCATGTTCGCCAACAGCCCGCCCCGCAACATCTCCCTCGTCTGGGCCGCTGACGGCACTCGCCAACTCAACCTCGCCGGGCCCTCCGACGCCACCCTCGAAGGCCTCGAATACAACCCCACCACCGGCGTCATCAAGATCGCCCGCTTCACCACCCTCACCTCGACCGTCGTGTCCGCGTTCGACCCCTCCGTCGAAGCCGTGACCTCCTGGTGGAAAGAGTTGACTCCGGCCCAGCGGGACGCCCGGCTCGCCGAACTCCAGACCCGGGCCGCCCTTGGGGACTCCCTCGCGTCCACGATCCTCTCCGTCGTGACTGGAATCCCGGTCCCCTGAGACCCTACCTTTAGGCTCCACCCTTTCCGAGGAGCCTCCATGTTCCACCTTGCCACAGCAGCCGCGCCCTCCGTGCCCGACCTCCCTCCCACCGTCTACTCCCTCCTCCGCGAGTCCATCGTCCTCGTGACCATCGGCGTGGGCATCTTCGGGCTCTACCTGCTCACCAAGTTCGGCCTTATCCCCCTCGCCACCGTCATCAAAGAGGGCCTTGTGAACATGGCCGAGGCCTCCGCCAACCTCAAGGAAGGCAGCCGTAACATCAACGACGGCCTCGCCAAGAACCTCGAACTGACCCGCGACCTCCGCGACATCCACCTCGCCTCCCGGAAGGACTGACCATGGCCGTTGCCAAGCACATCATCCGCGGTAACGCAGCCCGCCTCCTCGCGGCCCAATTCCGCTTCCTGATCCTCGGCAACTCCATCCACCTTCCCTCGATCAACTACAACGTCACGCAGGCCCTCTTCAAACAGGCCCCCACGCCCATCCTCGGCAACTCCGCAGGCATGGTCTTCTCGACCGGCCTCCCCGTCACCGGCTCCTTCAACGGCCTCGGGATGACCCTCACGTCCCGCCGTCCGGGCGAAGACACCAGCAAGTGCCACCTGAAACAGACCACCTTCGCCTCCGGCGATTGCAGCAGCTTTACGCCTACCGCCTCCCTCTCAGCCGTCTACGACGCAGGCCCCGGCGCCGACTGGCTCGGTTCTCGCACCTTCCGCAGCATCTTCCTCCTCGAATCCGACCCTTCCCTCACCGGCTACGCCAACTGGGAACACAAGGGCGCTAACCGCACCTCTCCCGCCTCCAACACCTACTCCCTCACGGTCGGCTCCACAATCACCGCGACGCCCTCCCTGATTCGCCAACTGACCTCCACCGCCTACTCGGCAGGTACGGGCTCCAACGCCCTCCTCGCCTTCATCCAATCTTCCAACCAGGTCGAGTCCGGCACCTTCCGGGTCGCGTCCGGAGCCCTCGAAGTGGTCGGCGAGTCCGTCGGCGTCTTCGGCGGTTACGGCGGGCACGGCTCGTGGGGCCTCGAACCCCACACCTCCGCCACCCCCGGCGTCACCATCACCGCCGACGCCCCTGCCTACGACCCCTCCTACTCCGACGCGGCCCTCATCGCCGAACTCGCCGCCTACCGCTACAACCTCATCATCCTGAGCCCCGGCGCCAACGAGACTGACTTCCCCGGCCTCAAGAACCGCGTCCAGCGTGTCATCGCTCGCATCCGTCGTTGTGCCGCCCTTGCCGGCATCCCCGCCCCCTTCTTCCTCCTCGTCACCCAGTACGACGCCCTCTCCGACGACCAGACGTCCTGGGACACCGCGCGTCAGGCCTGCTGGGACATCGGCTACACAGATTCCGCCGTCGAAGTGGTTGACTTCTGCGGTTGGCAGCGCGATAATTTCGGCCCCTGGTCCGCGTGGCGCACGACCCAACTCTCCGACCTCATCCACCCCGCGACCGCCAACGCCACGCTCCGGACCAACTGGGCCAACCTCATCTACTCGCAGATCCAGAAGATCAACTACAGCGGCACCCCGCACGCCCCCGCCTACGCCGCCGTCAAGCCCGCGTGGCTCGCTCGCTGATCACCCCTCCCATCGGAGACACCGCCAATGTCCGAGTCCGTTCCCCCGCCCACCGACTGGGGTCAGTCGGCCGTCTTGTGGCTTCAAGCCCACGGCCTCACCGCCATGACCCCCCAGATCCGCGCCTCTGACCACTACCTTTGCGCCCACGATCCGTTCCGCTACTACGTCGAACGCCGTCTGGGCCTCCAGTCCATGTTCACCTACTCCGAGGCGCTCCGCCATGGCTCGTGGCTCCACAAGTGCCTCGAACTCGACCCCTTCAACGTCAACTGGACCCTCGACCAGTGGCAACGCGCCCTCTCTCCCCACATCGCCGCCCGGCAGGCCGAACTCACCACCGTCTGCGACACGCTCAACATCCACGGCGACAGCCGCAAGGCCATCCTCCGCCGCGAAGAGGAAGACGCCCACACCGTCGCAACCTGGTACTCCGCCGAACGCCGCGTGCCCATCGGCAACGGGCCCTGCTTCTCCCGCTTCCTCTGCAACCCCAACATCCAGATCCTGGGCCGCGAAGTCGGCCTCCGCATCAAGAACCCGTTCCACGCCGACCTGCCTCCCCTCGCGGGCCGCATCGACCTCCTCTACCTGAACCGCATCACCAACGAGCTGGTCGTCCTCGACATCAAGTCCACCTCTCTCACCACCAGCGCTCGCCTCGCGGGCTGCGGCTGGGAGTACGGCACCCTCCACTACATCTGGCTCCTCGAAGAGTCCCTGAAGGCCGGCCTCATCCACGACCGCTTCCCCGATCTGCCCACGGACGTCCGGGTCGGTGGCATGGTCCACGTCGCCTTCGAGAAGCCCAAGATCCGACTCTCCAACGAGGACCGGGACTTCGTCGTCGTCGAGCAGACCGTCAGCCGCGGCAAGAATAAGGGCCAGGTTCGCACCGAGAAGCAGTTCGACGGCCTTCCTCAGTTCCGCAACTACCTCCGCCGCGTCCAGGACTGGGCGCTCGCCGAGAACGACTACCTGCACCTGCGGGCCGAACGCTCCCTCGACCCCGTCATCAACATGTCGTGGACGCACGCCCGAGCCACTCCCCAGAACACCAAGCCCGGCGTCCTCGACCCGGCCCGCCTCCGCCACTTCCAGCTCAAGCACGATCTCATCGCCCACTACGCGACGGTCGAGCCTGAGCCTCACAACTTTCCCGTGGACCACCTTTCGTTGGTGGACCGCGACAGCAACCGGCACACTGCATGGGGTGCCCTCGCTGTTTCATCCCCGTCTCAATGGCCCACTCTGATCCGCCAGCAGAGACTCGTCACCGTGCACCGTGAGGACCCTCTCCATGAACCCGCAAACTAGCCCCATCGCACCCCCACCACCCCCACCGCCGCCACCGGCCACGCTCGACAAGAAGCGTGACGAGCGCCCCATCTGGCACGACCTCGAATCGTTCCAGGGCTGGGCCGTCCACATCTTCGGCGCCCTCATCCGGAACATCTTCGCCAACGGCGTCTCCTCCTTCGCCGAACTGCACCGCAAGGTCCAGGACGAGCTGGAGGCCCGCGTGCCTGAAGACCACCTCCGCCGGTGGCTCCAGGCCATGGGCGACCCGTACGCCAACGCCTTCGCTCGGCGCCGCGTCATCAAGATCGACCCGGTCGCACCGACCAACCTCGCTCCCACCCCTCCCACCGTCCCCACCGCCGCGGACGACGAGGCCCCGGAGATCGAGGTGCCCCCGGCCACCAACCCGCGTCCGGCCGATCCGCCGCTCGCTCCCGGTCAGCGTCCGCCCCAACCCGTCCTCGAATACACTGCCCCCACCACGTCGTAAACCACTCGCACCCCTCCCATCGGAGACACACCCATGAACACAGTCGCGGCGGGCCGTTATGCCGGCCTTGGGGGCTTCTCAGGCCCCATGCGAATCCCGCTCAGCCGGTCCACCGTGCTGCTTTTCTCACTCCCCGGCAAGGGCAAGACCACCCTCGTCCAGACCAACCCTGACGCCTTCATCTTCAACTGCGACCAGTCCTCGACGGTCACGGCCAAGCCGCTCGCACTGATCTGGCCCGGCGTCTCGCCGACCGGCCAGCCAGTCAACGACGACGGGCGCCCCTTCGTTCTCACCTACGAGCATGTCCTCCGCAAGAAGGACGTCCTGATCCAGCTCGCCCGCGACAACAAGGAACGTCCGGCGACCGTGGTCATCGACTCGCTCACCACCTTCATCACCCTCGTCAAGCCCTACGTCACGGCCAACGCCAAGGCGCTCAACATCTGGAAGGAGAACAACCCGCCCGAATCCTTCCGCGTTCTCTACGGGCCCGCCGCATACGACTGCGTCTACGAGCAGGTCACCTCATTCGTGGCCGACCTCCGCAACGCAGGCTACGGGGTCACCATCCTTGCACACATCGTCAAGGAGAAGATCCCGCTCGGCGACAACAAGTTCCTTCCCAGCGTCGACTTCACCTTTGGCGACGGCCTCTGGAAACGCCTCAGCGCCGTCGTCGACTACTCATGCCTCATCGACCAGGTGGTCGAGGCCGAGGAGACCGTTGGCACTCGTGAAGTGATGGTCGGTCCGGGCAAGACCCAGACCGTCAAGCACGTCGAGACCAAGAACGTCCTCTGCTCCTACATCGACTGTCTCAATCCCGAGTACGCGGGCATCAGCAAGACCCGCAGCATGTTCCCCCGCTTCAAGCTCCCGGCCGTTGACAGCTGGGCCGCTCTCGAAGCCCATCACGCCAAGCACAGCATCTGACGTCAGACGCTGCTTTTTCACCCCTCCCATCTGGAGACCCGTCCCCATGTCCGCTATCGACCAATCAGTTCTCTCGCTCGCTCAGTCCCTGACCGGCACCCTCAACGGCGTCCGTGCCAACGATGGCTCCGGCGGCCAGTGGCCCCCCCACGGCGAGCACGTCGTCGTCGTCGAAGGCTTCACCCTGAAGCCCGAGAAGGTCAAGTACGGCCCCAAGGGCCAGAACCCCCAGGAAGCTGACGGCTTCAGTGCCCGCTTCACCTACCGCCTCTACCACGACAAGTCCAAGCCCGGCTACGACCCCAAGTCGGGCGACTACCTGGAGTTCCTGGGCTCGCCCATGACCTTCATGCCCGGCTGGGAGAAGCTCGGCGACAAGGAGCAGACCCGCTTCCGTATGTCCGCCGAACGCTTCATCCAGTCGGCCGTCGTTCTGCTCGGCCTCCCCGAAGACCAGTGCAAGAACCCGGTCGCTGTCCTGCCGAAGATCGTCGCCGCCGTGGCCACCAAGCCCAGCGTCAGCCTCTTCTGCGAGCACCGGGAGAACACGCAGAACGGTGAGACCAAGGTCTACAAGACCGACTTCATCCGCGAGTTGCTGAACGGCCAAGTCTCGGCCTAAGCTACCGCACTCACAAGCACCCCTCCCATCTGCCCCCGGCGTGCCCGCAAAGCCTCCGGGGGCTTTTATGTTCATACGCGCCCAAATGAAGCCCCTCGCCAACCAGGTGACCGTCACCGCGGCGTCCGGCTTCCTGATCACGTGGCGGGCGCCTGCTCCCTTCCCCGCCGTCACCCTCCGCACCGTCACGGCCCGCTGCTCCCTGCTCTTCCGCACCGAATCCGCCGACGGCCTGCTCTACCCCATGATCGGCTTCTACGGCTCCTGGTCGGCCCAAGCGCCGGCGCTGGCACCGCCCAACAACACCACCCTCATCGACCCCGTCGTCCCGGTCCAGTTCACCTACAAGCCCGGCACCTCCCTCTGGCGGGCCGTCGTCTCGGCCCGGGCCGCCACCTCCCTCCGCACGCACTTCGCCCTCCGGCACCCGACCCTCCTCCCGGACTTCTTCCTCGAACGGGACCGGCACGCCTTCGTCGCATCCACGGACCCCCTCCTGTTCTGGGTATACGGACCGGCCGTACCACCCGGACCACACTGAGCTCCCGCTCCCCTCTATATACTCTTCCTTTCTTCTAATAAGAAAAAGAAGAGTGGTACATGGTATAACCTTCGGGCGCAAGCACTTAGGCGTACCACCGCGTACCAGCGTACCACCGTCAGAAGCTGTCGAAGCTCGCGACCGCCCCGCCACCCACCGCGTCGAGCCGCCGCTGCACTTCGAGGGCCGCCTGCGTGTCCCTCGCCTGGGTGAGCCGGTCTCGGTGGGTCGCCGTCGGTCCCGACGTGAGCCCTGCCGGTACGTTCCGGCCGTACCCCGACGCGTCCGCCATCTGGGCATACCGGTCCCGGACGGCCGGGTTGATCCGGTCCAGCACCCGCTCGGTCCGGCCCACCACCTGCGACTGGAGGGCCCTCTCCAGGTCCGCCTGGGTCACCGACAGCGGCACCTTGAACCGACGCTCGAAGTCCTTCCGGATCCGATCGGCCCGGCCCGGATCGTTCCCCACCAGTGCGTTGATGTACTGGTTCCGGACCTTCACGATCTCCTCCCGCTGCTTCACCAGGTACTGGTCGAGCTGCCCCTGTTCCTGCCACTGCCCCAGGTCCAGCCCCAGCCCCCTCGCAATGACCTCCGCGGGCGTCCGGTACTCAATGAGCTTGCCGTCGGCCTTGAACACCGGGACCTCGCCGGATGGGAGGGGTGCGTTCCAGCCCACATACGTCGCCTGCATCGACCCCGGCAACCCCGCCAGACCCTCCACTTCGGGGGCCTCCGGGCTCAGTCCAACCATGCGGTGCAACGCCACACCCGCCGGCGCCAACCGGAAGATCGCACTGCTCAGCAGACGGCGGTCCTCCGTCGCCAGTCCAAGGATGATGTCACGGGGAATCGCGACCACCGGGGGCAACGGAATGATCTGCTCGTTCGGGTCCGTGAACCTCGGCCCGTACAGCAACCCCGGTGCCGCCTCCCCGTACAGACCACGCGAGATGTCCACACCGACGAGGCCCTTGGTCACCTCGTACGTCAGCGCCGAGAGGCCCAGGCCCCGCAGCGTCGTCTGGGCCAGTCCCTTCAGGTACGTGCCGCTCTCGCCCGCCGCAATCAGCGGCGTCTCATAGACGGCGTTCATCGTCGTCCGGAGCGGGAACGTCAGGAACATCTTCACGAGCGGGTTGGCCGCGAACGAGTTCTCCTGGAAGATTCGCAGCGTGTTCTCCGGCCCGCTACCGAACTGGTACATCGACACGAACTCGCGTGTCTCCTCCCAGAACGACGCATCCAGCTGCCGTCCGGCCCTCACGTTCACGCGCTCGAACAGGTGGGCCGACACGCTCCGGTTCATGGCCTCGCTCGCGCTGAAGAGACCCAGCAGCGAGTCCTGCAACTTGTCCGTGAACGTCTCCCGCCGGTTCGCCCGCAGCACCCCGTCAATCATCTGGTGCGGATCAGCCGACAGGCCCAGGACGTTCACCCCTCCCGTCCCCTTGCCCATGTGCTTGAAGGCGGCCCGCATGGCCTCTTCCTTCTGCTCCATGGTCGCCGTGAGACCGAGCGAGATTCGCCGCTTCGTGTAGTCCGCCATCTCCCCGAAGGCCTTGCCGTACGCCACGACCGCGTCGTCGAGCCGCCCGTGCAGGGCCGCACCGATGATCGGCTGCGTCAGGTTCAGCACCACGCTCGCCAGGTTCAGACCCAGGTGCGTCCCGTACAGGTAGTTGGCCACCCCTTGCGACAGGGAGCGGGGCGTCATGTACGACTCGGGGTCCGCGATCTCGCGCATCCGGCCGATGAAGCCCTTGCCTGTGTCACCGAACTTCTCGATCGTCCTGCCCAGGAAGCTGTTCGCGAACCACTTGGCGGCCTGCCGGTTCTGCAACTCCTGGTTCCGCCGCATCATGTACTTCGGTCCGGCTACGTGCAGCATGTTCGGGATCAGCATCTCCCGCATGATCCGCTGCCGCTCCGGGTCCGCCTCACGCAGCATCGCCGCGTCCGCCATGTCGGCCACACTGACCTTGACGCCCTGTCGGATCGTCTCGCCTTCCATGATGGGCTCGTTCGCCTTGTGCATGACGTCGAGCACTTCTTCACCGTGCTGGCTGGGCACGAACCGCTTCGTGTAGTCCACGGCCCCCTGGCCCGGATCGTTCATCAGCGAGATCGCCCGGTCGTTCCCCTTCATCACGTGCACCGGCGCCGCGTACGTGTCCCACGCCGCGGTCCGACCCATGCCCACCACGTACCGGTTCCGCGACACGCTCACATTCGAGTCGACCACCAGCTGCGGCCGGCTGTTCTTCGCCGAGTCCTCAATCGCCTTCTTCGCACTCTTGATCAGCCGCTCCCCGTCCTTGCCCAGCAGGCCCCTCGCCTGCATCCGCTCCAGGTACTCCGGGTCCCACAGGATCGACTCGCTCGTCAACGGGGCCAGCCGACCGCCCAGCATGTTGCTCGCGGCGAACGGTGCCGTCTCCAGCATGTTCCGCTCCGCATCACTCAGGTTCACGTGCGGCGTCTGCCCGTTGATGCGGCCCTGCTTCAACGCGTTCTTCGACAGGAAGAACTCGCTCCGCTGCGGCTGCAACAGTCGCTCCAGCACCTCGCCCACCCGCTTCCGCCGTTCCGGAGCGCTATGCGTGCGTGCGATCCGGCTCAGCTCGTCCCAGCTCGACACCGCCAGCAGGGCCTCCATGCCCTCCACATTCTCCGTCAGCGTGGCCACATCCGCAAACTGATTCGGGCCGCCACTCGCCTTCAGCTTCCGATGCAACCCGTTCGCCAGCAGCGTCAGCTTGTCCTCGTCAATCACGAAGTCGCCCTCACCCACGAGGGTCCCGTCCGCATCGACCTTCTTCGTCGCGTCCCAGAGGTCTTCGCGGCCGACCGCCCGCACGTACAGCTCCTTCTGAGCCACCGCGTTCCGCGTCAGCCACTTCACGCCCGCGTCCCCATACAACTCCTCGAACCGCGCCCGCACTCCCTCCTCGAAGACCTGCGGTTCCATCCGAAAGTTGCCCTCTTCCACGCTAATCGACCGGTCGTCCAGCTTTGTCGGACCCCACGGCGTCTCCATCGTCCCTTGGTCCTTCACCAGGTAACGCCCGTAGTCCTCGTAGTACAGGTCGAACGGGGTCGCGGGGATGTTCCGACCCTCCTCCAGCCGGGTCTTGAACTCCTCCTTCTTCATCCGGTCGAACCGCGCCTCGTACTCCTTCTTCAGCCCATACAGCCCGTCGCTGTCCTGCTCCTTCGTCGAGTACCAGATCTTGCGGGCCTGCTCCTCCTCACGCCGGAACTGGTCCGCCATAGCCCGCAGCTGCGCCGCCTGCCCCGCCGGATTGTTCTTGATGCCTTCCTCGAACTCGATGTCGCGGACACCCTTCTCCGGGTCGAACATTTTGGCCCGCAGCTTCACCTGAAGCGAGTCTCGCACTTTCTTCGTCCGGTACTCGCCGCTGGCGACGGCGGCGGCGTGGTCGTGGAACTCCTGCAAGATGTCGCGCTCAGCACTGCCTCGCGTGTACTCGTACGGGTTCAACTGGTCCTCGACGGACCACTTCATCTTGACGCCTCGCTTCGCCGCCACCTGCTCGATCGCCTCGATCATCTCCTGGTCGGCACGAGCCAGCGTGGGTGACACCCCTCCCATCACCCGCTCCAGCCGCTGCGACGCGGCCCGGACCGTCTCGGTGATGTTGGACCCGGCGAACTCGCGGCCGTACGTCCGGAACTGCGAGAAGATGGAGAGGCCCTTCTTGTTCTGCGACACGAACCGGCGGGCGGGTTCCAGCATCGAGCGCCCGGCCTTCGCGGCACCCCACCCCAACGGGCTGCTCAGAAACCAGAACCAGATGAAGGGGTTCGTCACCGTCTCCATGAAGGTCTTGCTGAGCCGGTCGTTCGGGTCCACCACCGAGTCCGCGATGCTGGTTCGCTCCTCCGGCGTCAGATTGTTCGGACTCAGGAACAGGTCCTTGAACGACGACAAAGCAGCCTCTCCTTCGAGAAGCTGGGCCGCCGCGATCTGCGGGGTGTCATAGATGCGGACCGGCTCAAACGCCGGAATCTGAGCCACGGGACTCCTCCCGTCAGTTGATCTTGTTCGTGATCTCGAACGTCACCGTCGCCAGTCGAGCCGCCACCGTCGCCGCAGCCGTGTTCAGCTCTAGGATGACCGTCTCGCCCGCTTCCACGATGTTCTCCGTCGGGCCGTTCGCGCCCGTGATGAACGCCGGAACCACGTTCGTGTTCGCACCCGCGTTGAAGTTGATGCCGTTCGCGGCCGTCACGTCGGTGTTGGTGGTCAGGGCCACGCCGTTCGCAACGCGGGCGATGTGCCCCGTCAGTGCCGTGCCGTTGACCGCGTTGAAGCGGACCACGATGTTCTCCAGCACCATTCGCTGACTCGCCGTGAAGAGAGGGACCTGCGTGAGGCCGTCGATGCGGACGTTGATCGGCAGGATCTGCGACGCGATGCCGACCGTGTTGCCGGCGCCAGAGGGGGTGGGACGTTGACCAGGCATTGGGACACTCCTTGTGGGTTCAGATGAGACCGAGCAACTGTAGCAGCTCCTCCGTCTCCGTTCCCTCGGACACCTCGCCCGTGATCGGGTCGAAGCCCCGGTAGTTCGGCTTGACGTTGGCTCCCGTCAGTCCCCGCTGTTTGTTGATGTCCAGCAGCCGAAGCAGTTCCGCGGCCCTCGGATCACCCGAGACCTGCTTTCGACCGGCCCACTGATCGCGGGCCTTCCCCTGCAACTGCGAGATGATGATGTCCCGGTCGGACAGCTTCGGCGGAGGCGGGGCCTGCTTCACCCCTCCCATCCGCTCCAGCAGAGCCTTCCGGTTACGGCCGGTCGTGTCAAGATCGGCGAGGCTCGCCTTCTCCAACGGCTTGCTCTTCGGGGCGACCGGACGTCGGCTCGCTGCAAACCGGGCGGCCGGGTTGTATGCCTGCTCGTGCTCGCGGTCCGCGTCCTTCTTCCACTTCCCGGCCTGCCGAGCACCCTCACCCTCGTGGAAGGCCGTGCTCTCGACCGCCTCGACGTCCCCGTCGAAGTCGCGGGCGCTCCGGGCCAGCCCGTCGTTCATGGCCTTCCCGTAGCCCTTGGCGGCGGCCGTCTGGGCGAACTGCGGGTTGAATCCCGCTCCCTCCCGGCTCTTGGCCTGGTTCATCCAAAAGGCTTCGCCCGCCTTCTTGTGCGGCGACAGGTCCACCCCTCCCACCGGGACACTCGCAGCCTCACGCCCGGCCCCGAACTGTCGGAGCGGCGATGGGAGGGGTGCCACTTTGGTGTTGTTGTTGCGGATGGACCACCGCAGCACGCTCTCCGTGCCGGGGAAGTAGCGAGCCAGGTCCATCATGCGGAGGTTGGCGAACGACGGCATCTGCATCATCGCCGTCAGCAGCTGGGTCTTCGCGCCGTACGGCACGTCGTCCCGCCGCAGGAAGTCGTCAAGGAAGCGGGCCTCCGGGATGACCTTCAGGTTCCGGGTGTCACCGGGGCCGATGTACTCGTTCGTGAAGACGCTCTGACTGACCTGCCGGACCGGGTCGTACTCGTTCACCTTGCTGCCGCGGTCGAGACGGGCGCGGGTCTGGCCGTCCTTCGCCTTGTACCGCACGATGGCGGGCGGGTCCCGGAACCGCTCCAGGAGAGCGGCCACAGGGTTCCGCTCGTTCTTGGTGTTCCAGTCCCGCTCCACGTAGCGGGGCGGAGGCTCCGGCTGAATCTTGGGCTTGCCTTCGTACTTGACCGGCTCCTTGCTCCGGGCCAGCAGCTTCTGGACGAACAGTTTCTCAGGCGCCGGACCTGCCTCTTTGAACAAAGCGACGTCAGCCGCACGACGACCTGCGGAAGGCGTGAACAGCTTCGGCATTTTGATCCGCTTTGCCATGGCTTACATTCCAGCAAGGGGGTCGGGTGTGTTGGGGTCGAGGCTGCCGGCGGCCATCGCGTCCGCGACGGACTCCAGCGCCGAGATGTTGGGACGACCGCCGATGACGGTGGCGTTCTTGGGCAGGATGCGACCGGCCGACAGCTGCATCGCCAGCTGCGGGTTGAGCGTGGCGATCCGCTGCATGTTGACCGCACGCAGCCGTTCCGTCTCCTGCTTCTCCGCCTGTTGCCGCTGCCGTTCCCGGATCAGCTGAGTCCGAGCCCGCAGCATTCGAGCCTGATCGGCGGCCGGGTCCGCGAAGGCCCAGTCCTTGAGTGCACCCAGCCCGCCTGCGGCCATGTCCGCCGCTTCCATCGCAAACAGGGCACCGCCGAGCGCTCCCGCACCCTTCAGCGTCAGCGGGGCCTTCGCCGCTCCCTTGACGCCCTTGATCAGACCCGCCGCACTCCACCGCCCCTTCGGGATCGGAGGTGCACTCGCGAGTTTGCCTCCCGGCTTCAGTCGGGGTGCGAACCCGGACGGGTCGTACGGTCCCATCGGCTTGGACTTGTTGACGAACTTGGCCTTGGCCGTTGCGTCCCGGAGCGCCTGGTGAGCTCCGTCCCGGTGCTTCAGGTCTTCAGCCGACCGTCGCTTCAGGTCCGCTTCCTCGTAGACGTCGAACAGGGACATCTGCCCCTGCGGAGCGATCAGTTCAGGGGGATCGTCCGGAACCCCGTCGAGGTACTTGACCCACGCCTTGTACTCCTCCTCGCTCAGCGTGTCGGGGTCAATGCCCACCTCAGCGAACCGCTTGGTGTAGGTGCCCTTGTCAAAAAGCAGACCGGGCGGAGGTGTGCGTGTCTTGCGGGGCATCAGGAGACTCCGAGGCGGGTGAGGACGTCGATGTAGGAGAGGGGACGCTGTTGGCGGCGGACGGCTGCGGCCTGAAGACGGGGTGCTTCGCGGGCCAGAGCCTCCTGAAGCAGGATCGCGTCCGACGCCTGCCGAGCGCTCATCCGGCCGTCGGACTCGGGCGCGAGACCCGACAGCAGCATGGAGAGGTCCTGCTCCGACTTCAGCACGTTGGCCTGGTCGCCCAGCCCTTCGAGGGTGAAGCGGTCCAGCATGTCCTGCGACGCCGTGTCGAGGCCCCCGTCGCCGGTGAACCAGTCCTTGCCCTGCTGATAGATGCCGAGGGCGGCACCTGCACTCATGAGCCCGGTGAGAGCCTTGCCCCCGTAGTTCTTGACGTGCGGGGTCATTCGAGAGAGCATGGGACCGACTCGCCCTGCGGCAGCGGTTGCGGCGGGGATGGCAGATCCGATGGACATAAGGGCTCCTTTCAGGCGGGGACGGGGAAGGCGAGGCCCATGTGGACCCGGTCTCCCTCAGTGTACGCGTACACACCGGCCGAAGGCACGTGACGGACCGACCACAACCACCGACGAACGTCCGCGGCCGTGAGCGGTGCCGGCAGCACAGTTGCGGAGGAGGGGGCGGCATCGTGGAAGTCGGAGGCCGCCACCTCTGTCTCCCATGCAAGAGCCACCCCCTTCTCCGCGAGCTGGGCGACCACCGTATCCGCCACCTTGCCCCAGTTCTTCGTCACCGGTACAGATCTCCAAGGAACTGCTCGTACTCCGTGTCGAGGGCATCCAGCTTCTTGTTCCGCTCCACTTCGCCCCGGCTCACGAGGCGAGCCAGGTCCCGGTCGGTGCGGTCCAGCTGCCGGTCGAAGTCGTCGATGCGGTCCTTGCCCGCGACCGCGTTGTAGTTGGCAATCTCAGCCACGTTCCCGTAGCCCGCCTGAGTCATGCTCGCCTGGAGCTGCCGGTACTCCCGATCGGCCGCATCTAGAATGATCGTCTTCAGCTTGGGGCTCATGTCACGCACGAGAGTGCCGACCTGCGGGTCGTTGGTGGGGTCGCCGTCACGCAGCGCCGAGATGATCGCGGCCGGGTCCTGCGACCCGATGATGGCGCCGAAGACCTCCTTCACCGTGTCCCGCATGTCCACACCCCGCTGCGAGAACTCCGCCGCCGTCAGGTCGTACATGCCATTGCCGCTGCCAAAGTCAGACACGAGCGGGTTCCCGTCCTCGCCCTTGACTTGCGACAGCATCCGGGCCATGTTGGCGATGCGGAGACCTCGGGCCTTCTCTTTCTTGCCCGACGCGAGCCGGTCCTTGTCCACCTTCTCACCGGTCTCGGCAGCCGCTACCAGCGTGTTCGCCGCGTCCTTCTCCAGCTGCGTCGCCTGCCACATCGTTCGGGCCATGATGTCCGACAGGACGTCCGTGTCGGCGCCTCCGGCCTGCAACGACTTGAAGGCGTTGACCGCGACCTGTTCCTGCGTCTTGTCGCCCTGGGCCAGTCCGTCGAGCGCCGACAGCAGCACCTTCGTCTGCGTGGCCACCTGATCTACGGCCATCTTCCCGTGCGAGTGTGCCGCAATGTGCTCCGCCAACCGATCCACCTTGAGCCGGTCCGTCTTCTTCGTCTCTACCTGAGCCTGCTGTTGGTCCCACTGCTCGTCCGTCAGAGTCAGACCCGGATCTCCCGCGATGGAGGCCGGACCGGAACCTTCGTTCATGGCCCGGAACTTCCTCACCTGAGCGATCTTGCGGGGGTCGCCTGGGGTCTCCGTCACTTCGGGCAGGGTGTCCGTGAGGACCATCGGGAGGTCCATGAAGGCGCGTTGGCGGACCTGAAAGCCCGCCGTCTTGGCGTTGTCGAAGTCGGCGACGACGTCGGCCACCGCCTCGGTCTGAGCCGGGTCCAGCAGTTGCCGGGCGATGAGCATCTTGGCCTGCAACTTCTCCTGCTCGATCTGTTCGGCCGTGATCTGCGACTGCAACGCCTCCAGCTCCTCGGGCGTGGTCACCATGCCGTCCCCGTCGAGATCGCCGCCGACCGGACCCGGCGATGGGAGGGGTGTTCCTTCGCTCCGCACGTCGATGCGGGCACGCAGGGCCTTCTGCCGCTGGAGGTCCAGCTGCTCGCGACGCAGCGCGAGGCGGTTGGCACGGTCGCGTTCCTCGGCGGCTTCGCGGGCCTCCTGCTCCTGAAGCTGGACCTGGCGGGCCTGAAGGGCGAGAGACTGCTGGTCGGTCGCGCCCCGTTGAGCCAGCTCCTTCTCGGCCAGGGAGGCGTCCTGCGACATCTTGTCCCGCTGGAGACGCTCGTTCCGCATGTCGGAGGCGGCGCTCGCGTTGCGGTTCTTCTGGCCCTCGGAGGCCTGAAGTGCACGCTGACGGTTGCCCTCACCGACGCCCGCGATAGTGTCGATGGACTGACTGGCGGTCATGCCGCCCGGGTTGATGACGTTGACGGGCTTGGCCGTATAGAGGTTGCCGCCGCCCAGAATGTTCTCCGCCATGTGTCACCTCATGCCAGTCGCGTGTTGCCCGTGGACGCGGCACGTGCCGCATAGATCGACAGGAGCCCCTGGAGCCACGACGTCACGCTCCGGGGGTTCGCCATGGTAAGCTCGGCCACCTTCCCGAACCCGCTCATTTCGAGGTTGATCGCGTTGAGCATCGCCGCCTGTTTGATGTTGGCGGCCGACTCGTAAGCCGAGACGCGAAGCTGACCCATGGCCTGCTCCTGACGGACGGCCTCCTGCACGCGGTCCACCCCTCCCATCTCCAGCTCCGCGGCCGAGCGTTCGCCCGCGAGACGACCTTCCGCGAGGGCTGCACGCTGGGCTCCGGCCTTCAGCTTGGTGTCGGCACCGGCCATCCGAAGCTGGGCGCCCTGCTGTTTGATGCCCGCGCCCTGGAGGTACGTGCCGGCCGCGTTCAGCTTCGTGCCCGCAAGTGCCTGCTTCAGAGAGGCGGACGCCTGGTTGTACGAACTGATGATGGGCGTGATCGCGGCCTGCGTCGAGGCTCGGGTCTCCGTTTCGAGGGCGTACAGCTGACTGTCGACGACCTCGTCCGGGTAGGCCCCACGCATCGCCTCGATCTGCTGGCGGGTCGATCGAGCCGACCGGTGGAGAGCGTACGCCGTCGAGCTGGCGTCCTCGGCGCTGCGGTCCTTGAACTCGGAGATCGCCTGTTGCATGGTGGCGACGGCCCCGTCGGCCAGGCCGTACGCCTTGTTGACGTCCGCGTCGACGTTGTTCAGGCCCTTCATGGCCGTGTCGACGTCCTTCGAGGCGGCATCGGTCATCTGCTCGGCCTTGCCCATTCCGCGACGGAAGGCGGGCATCGCGCCCCGCATCCCCGCGAGGGCGTTGTCCATTCCGGCCTGGACGTCACCGGTGTTCTGCTGGGCCGAGCCGTAGAGGGCGTCCGCAATGCCCATGAAGGGATCGGTCGTGCTGTCCGCGAGGCCGCCCAGCCGGTTGTTGACGCCGCCGATCAGGTCGGAGATGTCGCCGATCCGGTTGTTGACGATGCCGTACTGCTCGTCGGCAGCCGACTGCATCGCGTTCTGGTCCTGGAGGAAGGCCTGCGTCAGGACCGGGGGCAGCCCGAGCGAGTTGCCTCCCGTGTTGATCTGCGAGAGAGGCATCTGATGGGGGATGCCGGACTGCGTCCAGTAGGCGTTCTGGCCCTGCACCCGCATGCCCATGCCGCGAGCGGCGTCCGCCGGACTCTGGCCCGCCGACCGGAGCAGCTCCTCGACGCCCGTGTCGTTCCACTGCGGCGTGTTCGACTGGTGGTACGGGTCGAACTGCTGATCGACGCGGCGTGCACGACCGGGGATGCCCTGAAGACGGGGCGTGCTTCCGAACGGGTTGCTGGCGCTGTTCATGTGGTCTTTCCTCCCCGACCGGAGCCGGGCGCGTTGAACGTGTTGTAGCTCTTCAGCCACGCCGGTGTGTTGTACTTGTTCAGCGGCGTGACGCCAATCCGCTGGTTGCCTCGACCGTACTTCTGGGTCGCGGCCGCCTGCTGACTGCGGTTCACACTGATGCCCGTGACCGGATCGCGGATCATGTCGTCCGTGTAGCGACCGCCCATCGTCGGCAGTCCGGGAATCCGGGCGCTCGCCATCCCGTTGTACGTGCCGCCGTCGGCCGGGATGCCCAGGGAGCCTGCGGGTGCCGCACCGGTCCAACCGGCCTCGCCCTGTCGGCGGACCGAGAGGTTGCCGTCGGCGCCGAAGTAGGCCTGAGCCTTGCCGCTGCGGATGCCCTCGCGGGTCTGAAGCAGCGACTCCAGGTCCTGCCCATTCAGCAGGTGGCCTTCCATCCAGGCCCGGTTCACCGGGCTCATCGGGCCGCCGCCCAACAGGTCCCGGAGCGTCTGATCAATGGCCTGGTTGTTCGCGTTCAGGAGCAGCTCGGCGCGGGGGTCGTTGGCCGCGAGGCCCTGAAGGACACTCATGTCGCCGTACTGAAGCGAGCCACCGGGCCCGCCGTTGTGTGCGGGGGACTGACTGCGGAAACGGGGGCTGAAGGTGATCATGCCTTGCGACTCCGATCTGAGGCGAGAACGCTGCCTTGCACCCGCACCCCGAGCAACTCAAAGTCCAGGGAGGGTGCCACAATGATAACGCCCGGAACCAGAGCCGTCCCGGAGACCCCGTGCTTTCCCGCTTCCGCGGTGAGGCCGAACGCGGCGTGGTATGTCCCCTCCCGATCCACCACCGACGCGGTCGGGTTGCCGTTCCGGTCCGTCGGGAACGCACTGACGAGCGGCTGCTCCTCCGTGCCCCGGTAGACGGTCGCCCGGAACCGGTTGAGGAAGGCGGGCCGGTCCGCCAGTCCCGGCGTTGTGACGCCTGCGAAGGAGGCACCCAGCGACTGCACGTGCTTCACCGAGAAGTAGTCGAGCGACTCCGCCATCGGCGTCCCGTCCTCGGCCTTCGTGCCCAGCTGCGAGCCTTGCCACTCGAAATAGACCGGCGAGAAGCCCACGATGTCGCCCGCCTTGAGGCCGGACAGGTTCGCCCGCGTCGCATCCGTGAGCACGTACCGGCCCGACGTCTCGGCCGCCCTTTTCACGACGGCCGACTTGTGCACGAGAGCCGGGTTGGTCGAGGACAGGACGTAGAGACGCATGCCCCAGACCTCGCTCGGGTAGGTCTCGCCGTAGGTGGTGCCAAGAGCGATCTCGCCGATGCCGCTGTAGTCGGCCGAGACGTTGAAGCAGGAGTCGAGGTCGCACGGGAGCAGCGTCGTGCACGGCACGTTGAACAGCTTGGAGCCGCGGTGCCGGCGTTCGCGGCGGACGTCGTGCGTGAACAGCCGGAACGCAAAGCCCGTGACGATGTCGGAGACTCCGTCCTTGGGCGCGTTCTGCACGAAGAAGGCCCGCTCCTCCAGCGGATTCCGGTACGTCGCGTTGTTGGTCCCGTCGTTCGTCGTCAGGTCGCTCAGGTCGTAGACGAAGTCCTGGGGCCACGCCGCCCGACAGCCGGTCTCGAAGGGCAGGTCCCGCAGCTCCGTGACGATGCCCGTGTTGAACCAGAAGAGGCAAGCCTCGCCCCGAGTCGGGTTGTACGCGTACAGGCAGGACGTGTGCGGATCGAAGACCAGCTCCACGGCCCGCATGTCAGCGGCCCACGTCTCCCGGATGATGTAGTTGATCGACTTGACCTCGTCCAGCTGGGCCTGCGAGTCGACGTTCTTCATCCCCTTGCTCGTCACGAAGTAGATGAGGGAGCCGACCGTCTCGCACGCCTTGCTGTTGACGACGCCGAAGCCCTCATGCATCTCCGTCACGCGGATGTACTGGTCCTCACGCCGCAGCATGTACTGCCGGTCCCGGCTGAACCCGATGACGTTGGGTCCCGCCTTCTCGAACGCGATCACCTCGTTGTACTGGAGGCTCGGGTAGTACCGGTTGTCCGGCGGGAACAGCTCCGGACTGATCTCCGTGAGCGACGACCACCGGATCTCACCGACGCCCCTGACCTCGTCCTCCTGCGTGTTCGTCCCCGTGGACGACTGGCTGCTCTGCGAGATCGCGCCCACAATCAGCGAGCCCTCATACCAGATGGCGGCGCCGCCCTTGGGCATGTCCGCGTCGTACAGCGTCCGGTCCTGGAACGTGGACTGGAAAACCAGCTGCTTATCCGACAGCTCGTACCAGTAGACGGCCTGCTTCAGCGAGCCTGAGAGCACGTTCGCCGTCTGCACCGAAGTGAGGTCCACGATGGCGTCCAGATGCAGGATGCCCGCGACGTACACGCCACCCGCGTCCTGCACCCGCACGCTCCGGTAGAAGTAGGCCCGGTCGTACTGCGTCGAGTCGTACGTGATCTCCATTGCCGCATACAGCGGAATCGGTTCGACGTCGTCGTCCGGGTTCTCGTCGAAGTTCGACTTGCGAACGTCCGCGATCTCCGAGAGCGCGCTCCGCTTCCCCGTCTCGCTGTTGTACAGCAGATAAGCGAAGGCGTAGTCGCCCGGCGGCAGCTTCTGCAACTTCGACTCGTCCTGCCCATAGCCCGTGCCCGACGCATCGACCGAGCCGGTCCCGTCATACGGCATGAGCGGATCTGCCTCGCTCGGCAGGAAGTCCAGCAGCACCAGCTGTCCGGCGCCTGGCCGGTTCGGATCGCCCGTCGACGCGATCGAACCGAGCGCTCCCGCCAGGTCCGGCCCCAGGAGCGCCGGTCGAGCGCCCGGTCCCGTGTTGCCCACGACGATCAGGTCGTACGGGGCCTCCCGCCGCACGTACGCCAGCACCGGCTCCCGATCCTTGACCATTACGTAGATGTTGCGGCCCTGCACCTGCACCGTCATGGGCTTGCCCAGGATCGCGCTTTGCTTCGGACCGACCGGCACCGTCTGCATCAGCAGCACGCTCTTGACCCAGCGGCCCAGCTGCGTGTGGTAGTAGTCCATGAAGATGTCGGAGAACAGGCTCCCGTTCTTCCGTCGCACCCGATAGACGAAGCCGAACCCGTACCAGCGATCCGAGATGGTGAAGTTCACGCCCCGGACGTCAATGATCTCCGAAGTCTCGTCGTGCTGCCCCAGGACCGCCGTGCCCCACGCCTCGTGGTCGAACCGATGCGTCTCGATGAAGCCCGGGAACGGCCGGAGCCCGCCCTCGGTGCTGCCGTCCACGCCCAGCATGCGCCACGAGAAGGGCTCCGTGACCTTGATGCGGCTCGCCTTCGCGTCCATCGTCGTGTTGACGAGCGGCATGTCCCAGCTCACGTTGTCGATCTGAGTGCGGTTCATTCCAGGCTCCCGGGCTCAACACCGACCGCCAGACAGGGGCGTCCATGCAGCACGTGCTTCACGTGGTAAGCGTATCGCTCCGGGGGCGAACTGACGATGGTGACCTTTCCCCCTCCCATCTCCGCCGCCAGCACGTCAAAGAGCAGGCGACCGGCACCGCGGAAGTCCGGGTGGAACCAGAGGACCCGGCCCTCGACGATCTGCGAGGCCAGCCACACCAGCGGCAGCATCTCCGCACCCACAAACACCACATTCTCATGCCAGCCGAACGTGCCCGCCCACTCCCGGAGGGCCGAAAGCGGTACGGTGCCGGGGATTGTGGAGGCCGTCCGGACGAGGCGGGCGGGAATCGACGCTTCACCCCTCCCATCCACCGCCGGGATGTGCACTTTCTTCATGCCGCTGAAGTGGGCCCCCCACGTCTCGATGGCCCGGGGGTGGGGTGTGTGTCGGTTGAGGAGCCGGGAGATACGGACGATGGTCCCGCCGCACTGCCGTTCCAGGACTTCGGACCAGAGCGGCTGCTCGTAGAGGGGACTGAAGGAGGGACGGCCCTTGTCGACCCACCACCGGTGCATGAGTTCGATCAGGGGGCCGTGCGTCTCCGGTTCGTAGAGGCAAAGACCGCCCTGGAGGTGTTCGCGGGGGTCGGTCGGACCGAAGTGGGGTTCCCACGCGGCGAGACAGCGGCCCCACGGGTAGCGGCCGGCAGATCCGACGTACTGCCACTCCGGCGCCATGTAGATGTGGCCGGGCTTCGTGCACCGGAACGGGTCCGGGCAGTCGGCCGACAGCACGATGTCCGGGTCAAGGACCAGAACGCGGCTGTACTGGCGGAGATGGGAGGGGAGTGCCAGGCGGGCCCAGCTTGGATGGGGCTCGAACGGGAAGTCGAATACCCGAATCTCGACCCCCCAGCGGGAGGCTGCTCTTTCGACTGAGCGACGCGCGTTCTCCGGCCACGGACGTGTCGAGTGTAATGCGATTGCGTTCACGGTTCTTGTCCTTGTTGTCTGAGATCAGGTCGTTCCGCTGCCACGCGAACGGGACGGCAGGCATGTACACGGACATCTGCGGGTGCAGCCCGGCGAGGAGCTGGTCGTTCCAGTGGGCCTTCGTCCGGAGGGCGGCGATGCACCGGTCGTAGGCCTTCGCGGAGACCGCGTAGGCAAAGCAGTTGTAGACGTACGACGGCCGGACCACCTGGGTGGAGACCCGGGCCCGGTCGAGCATGACCCGGCCGTTCAGGTAGATCATGTCCCAGTCGTCCGGGACCTCCCGGAGGAAGGCGTCGCACCGGACCTTGAAGTCGTCGGCCAGCCAGAGGTCGTCCTCGAAGATGAGCACGCCCGGCAGGTCCGCGTTCTTCGCGAGCGAGATGACCGACAGGTGCGACAGCAGACAGCAGTACGGCCCGGCCGTGAGCGGCCACTTCAGCGGCGGCGTGGCGGGGAGGAGATGGGAGGGGTACGTCTCGCCGTCGATCGCGTCAAAGCGGCGGACGTCGATGCCTGCCTTCTTGAACTCGGCCGAAGCGAGCGCCCACCGGTCGGACCGGCGTGCCAGATTGATGCAGAAGGCGAGCGGAAACCGCGCCCTCATTGTGGGACTCATTTGTACCAGCCTCCCTCCGGAACGGCGGTCCGGCAGTAGGGGTGTGACTCTTCGAGCATCTGGGCGTACGGCTTGTGCGGGAAGCACGTCAGGCCCGAAGACGGGTTCGCGTTCCAGACCTGGATGCGACGGGACTTCAGATAGGGCGTGAGCGACGTGAGCCGCTGGTTCAGCACCCGGTACAACCGGTTGTTGGAGGCACGGCCTCGCTCGTGCTTGTCCTGACCGAAGGCGTAGCAGTCGCCCTCGGGCGGCATGTGGAAGTCGCAGCCGAGCAGGTTGATCGTGGTGAAGCCCAGCTTGACGGCGATCCAGAGAGCGGCCGTCATGACGGAGCGGGCTCCCTTGATGCCGAGGGCGCATTTCGTGCCCTTCAGGGTGCCCCACCCGCAGACAGGCAGGTCCAGGAAGGTGGCGGGGTCGTACCCGTCGTGACGGCGGAACGCGACCACACCCGGACAGTCGCGGGGCGTCAGCAGGCTCGCCTTGATCTCGCCGTCGGACCAGGTCCGGAGTCGGCGGCCCAGGTGGGCGGCCGGCACGAACTTCAGGACGCCTGGGTCCCGCCAGCCAGTATCGGCGAATTGGGCCGGATTGTCGACGCCGACCCAGAAGTCCGGCCGATAGCGGAGCCAGGCGTTGTTGACGGCCATGCTGAGACGGCCGCGGTCCCGGAGCGGAGCGAGGTCAAGGGTCGAGAGGGAGGGCCCGGAACAGATCAGGAAGAGGACGGCCTTGCGGTACATGCCGTCGACGCGGAGGGGTTCGCCGCCCGCTGAGAAGAAGGGTGAGGGGCCTCTCATGCCCGAGTCGGGCTCGAACGCCAACGGTTCCTTCGGCGCCGGACTGGTGCGTTGAGCCTTGCGAGTTCGAGGATCGAGTGTGATCATGGCGGTTCATGGTTGGAGAAGCCCTTCCGCTTCAGTGGACATGCGAGCCAAGGGTACTCCAGCTTGCTGTAGAAGTCCGGTCCGACGTCAAGCCGCGTGCCCTTCGCTTTCGGACAGCCGCAGCTCCCGCAGTAGTGGAAGCCGTCCTTCTCGACCCGTCGCTCGCACGGCGCCTGTAGCTGCACCAGGCTGTATGGTTCTCGCCCGTGGCAGGCGATGTGCCGCTCCCGAACCACCTCGGGCCCGGCCCGCTGATCGAAGGGACCCCGGCTTAGCATGGAGCGGGTGAAGTCCAGCGGTCCTTCGAGGCGGGCGAAGTATCGCTCGCGGACCTCGTTCGCTGTGCGGATGGCTTCTTCGGGGGTCATCGGTATCTGATGCAGACGGGGCCGTTGACGGTGAACGTGTTGAAGAAACGGTAGTCGGCGCAATCCACCGGCGTCGTGCTGTTGTTTGTAGGGTCGCAGCACGTGCCCTCGCCCGGCTGAATGAGCAGGAACGTGCTGGGGTTGAAGGTCTCAAACTTCGTCGGGTCGTCCGGGTTGATGAACGCGGCTTCGAGGACCGCGCTCCCATAGGCGAAGCCGTACGCGACGTACCAATCCAGGTGCAGAGGCGTCACTCGGGCGTTCTCGAAGCAAACCTCCGTGACGATGGTCTCGGCCCACAGACAGTTGCTACCGGGGACGCGGTGCATGCCCGGGACCTGCTGCTTGACGACGCAACCGCAGTAGGCGCCCAGCTCGGAGGAGCGGGGGAAGGGAGGGGGATTGCCCGCGATCCCGGCAGACACGAACTGGTCGTACTGGAACCAGGCGTCGTCCAACGCCGCAGTGACGAAGCTGCCGCACGCGCTCGGACTTTCGATGGGGTTGAAGGCGGTGCAGTCGACGAACTCAGTCGGGTTGGCGGAGTTGCGGACGTAGGAGGGGCCGGCGCTGAGGTTGACGGTGAAGCCCGCACCGCACCCGGCACATTGGTCTTCGGAGCTGGACGAGGAGCTGCTCGACGAGGAGGAGCCGGTTTGGCCCGGACCGTCAGTGCCGCCCCACGGAGGCTGACCACCACCACCGCCGCCGATGACAGCGGTCCCGTCCGGACCGGTCGTGAAGCCGCCAGGTGTATCGCCGCCGCCGGACGTCGCGACACCATCGGTGTCGGGACCATCGCCCGGAGTGGATTCTTCGCCGGGACCGCCCGTGGATTCGTCACCGGGGGTCGTGCCCTCACCAGGTGTACTCTCTTCGCCGGGACCTTCGGTGGTGCCGTCGCCTGGCGTGGTGTCTTCACCGTCGGTCGACTCGTCGCCGGGTGTGGACTCATCGCCCGGAGTGGATTCATCACCCGGCGTGGACTGGTCGCCGGGCGTCGTGTCGAGGCCGGGCGTTTCGTTGGGCGTCTCCGCGACGATGATGGCCGAAGAGGCAGGCAGCAGGACGGGGGTGAGGACGCCCTGGTCGAACGGACGGCGGAGGGTGGGCTGCTGGGAGGTGCGGGCGCGTGGCAGCGGGAATGGGAGGGGGTCCCGGATCTTCTGCTGGCCGAACCCCGTCGCGAGCCGGGTCATGACGGACGTGGAGAACCGGGGCCTGAACGTGGAGGCCCACTGGTTCATCGCGTCGCCGCCAAGATCCGACTGGATGGGGTTCGTGGAGGGCATCAGTTCTTCCCGAAGGTCATGTTCACGGCGGAGCCCGGCACGTTGCGTTCCATGTAGAAGCCGAGCGCTCGATTGATCGAGGTGACGTTGTCGAGGGCCGTCTTCATCGCGGTCTTGTACAGGGTGAGGATGCCGCCCTGCTTCGACTGGGTGGCCGAGAGGGCGACCGACAACTCGAAGGCGGTGAGCATCGCGACGGCGTGGTGCAAGGCGCCGAAGCCGGGCACGACGATCTCGTAGTTGTGCTTGTCAATGAGCTCGGGGTTGGTGGCCTCGAACTCGATCTTCCAGTCGGTGCCGTCGTGCCAGTGCCGGAGGATCTGACGCTCCTGCACGGGTGCGTTGCTGCTCGGGATGATCCGCACGTGCGAGCCCAGGTAGGCGGACTCCCGGCGGTCGACGGTCCCCAGGATGGGCGCGGTCGCCAGCGACATGACCTGGAGGTTGCCCGTCTTGGGGGCTTCGAGGTCGCCCTCGCCGTAGTGGGGATACCAGTCGCCGTTGGAGATGTAGACGATGTCGAGGAACTGGGAGGGGTCGGGCGTCGCGTCGAAGACGATGCTCAGGAAGCCCGGCGTGCCTTCGAGTCGCCAGCCCTGGCCGTTCGCGCTCCACGGGGAGAAGGGTTGGATCTCGCCCACGACGTTGCCGAGCGTGTCCGTGAACTGAAGGCGGATGACGCCCTCGATGCACGGCGGCAGCTTGTACCGGGTCTGACCCGCCACGGGCGTGATGCGGAACTTCTGGAGGATGCGGCACCCGCTGTTGTTTGAGAGGCGGGAGAGGACGTTCCGCATCGAGTGCGTGAGCGAGTAGGAGCAGATGTACGAGTCGGTGTACTTGCCCCCGTCGATCCGAGACGCGTCGAGCATCGTGCGGATGTGTTCGACGTCGGCCTGGAGGTAGGAGAAGTTGGAGTCCATCAGAGCCCTTTCGTCATTTCAAGGAGCTGCTTCGTCTGCTCGCGGGCCGCGTCCTTGCCGGTGATCGTAGTCGGCTGCCACTTGACGGCTCCGCTCTCGATGCCGGCCGCGATCTCCGTGGAGCCGCGGCGCCGGAGGCTGCGGACCATGTCGCTCTTCTCGATCGAGGCCTGCTCCGCGAGCGCCCGCTTGGCGGCCTTCTCGTCCTCCAGGGCCTTCTTGAACGGCAGCGTGCCGTCGGATGGGAGGGGTGCCAACCGGGCCAGCAGCCGGTCCGGGGGCAGAAGGTCCGAGGGCCACCACTCGCGGGGGTCCGCCTTGAACGCTTCAAGCTCCTGGAAGAGAGGCACGGTCGCCTCGGCCGGGCTGTAGACCCAGGCACAGAGGACGGTCGAGTTGGCCCAGTGGTGGCGGAGCAGGAAGAGACGGGGGTTGGCGGTCTGGCGGACGAGCCAGTCGGACCACGCGTTGTGGGCGAGGAGCGTGTGCCGGTCGGAGCTGAGCTGGCCGCAGGCGTGGAAGGCTCGGTCGTACGGGGTCGAGACGATGAGGTTCATGGATGGCGGTCCCTGAAAAGAAGAAGGACCCAAGCCACGCTGGCAAGGGTCCTTCAGGATAGGGGGCTGAAGTCAGATTAGAGGCTGTACTGACGATCTTCGGCGACGTTCTGAATCACGATGCCGGGGATCTGACGAGGCACAACCTGCATGGTGAACGTGCCGGGCATCTGGACACCTTCGGTGAGGGCCGTGTTGCCGTTCGCGTCCACCTTCTGGATCGGGATCTGGTGGCTGTCGGTGCCGTTGAGGGTGCTTCCCACGAACTGGAAGGGGACCATCGGGGGCGCCTTGTCGAAGCTCTTGCCCTTGAACGAAGCGGGCGTGTAGACGTCCCAGTTGTTCTTGGACTTGATGCCCCAGACCGTGTTGGCCTGCATGCATCCGCTCGTCTTGCCGCGGTAGGTCTCGCCTTCGTAGGTGAAGACCATGCCGCCCTCGCCTTCCGAGCCCTGACCGTTCTGCACGGTCGCGAGACGGCCGGTCCGGTCGATGATCTCGCGGGTCGCCTGCGTGGCTTCCATCGCGAGCCAGACGCCCTCGCTGGCCAGGAGCAGGTCGATGCTCTGGCCGTAGCGGACCGCTCGGGCCGAGTGCCAGCGGGCCATGATGCGACGCAGGAACTGCTGGGTGAGCGGCTGGTTGCCGGCGTCGAACAGGAGCGACTTGAACTCCGGGTGCACCGTGACGTCGATACGGCCGCTGAAGGGCGACTCGTTCGTGGCTTCCGGGCCCAGGATGATGTTGTCGTTGCCGCCCTGACCCGTCTTCAGCCAGCTGCGGACGCCCGCGATGCCCGTGAAGAACGGGCTGCTCGCGTACGGCGTCGCGGAGGTGCCGATGGTGCCAGGGACGATCACGATGTCGTTGTCCGCGACCGACGCGGCGCCACCGGCGTTGAAGACGCTGTCGTCGACGTTACGGAACGTCACGACCGCACGCGTCTCGTCGACGCTTTCCACGATCGTGATGGCGCTGCCGTTGCGGAGCTGACCGGCCTGGCTCGCGATCTGGACTTGCTGGCCCGGAGCGAACCGGTTGATCGCGTAGTTGTCCAGCTTCAGGTCGATCGTCAGACGACGGTTCGCGCCCGTGCCGGGGTCCGACAGCGTCCACGAGCCTGCCGTCAGACGGCAGAGCCGGTACAGATCGTTCTGCGACAGGTAGAAGTAGTTGGAGACGGTCAGCGCGATGTGGCGACCGAAGGCGGCCAGCGTCGGCTGCACGATCTCGGCGATGTTGGCGGCCGTCGCTTCGAGGCGAAGCTCCGACAGCATCATGGCGAGGTTCGTGTCCATGGCTCGCATCGGCACCGACATGCGGAACGTCTGCTGCTTCATGCCCGTCAAAGGATCGGGGAAGGTGCGGGTGAGGCCCTGCTTGAACAGCTTGGCTCCCACCTGGTTGGCCGTGGCCGACGCGAAGTTGTGCGGGTCGCCGTACAGGGTGAAGTCCTGCACGGAGCCGCCCGCACGGATGACACCGGCGAGGCCGCTCTGGAAGGTGCGGTGGATCAGGAAGTCGCGGCCGATGGCGCTCGCGTTGCCGCGGCCCATCTGCATCGACTTGAAGACGGGGTCAGCCGTCGGCATGATCATTTCGACTTGCTTGTTCAGGATCTCCTGAATCGAGTTGGCGCGGGTGCTGAAAAGCGACCCGATAGTTGCAGGCATTGTTCATCTCCATCACCGACGGTGTCGTCGGGCGGTGTTGTTCAGTTAGACGCGACCGGGCGAATCGAGGCTGGTCGCTTCACGCAAGAGCTTGTCGACGCTCCACGCTTCCAGATCGCGCTCGACGTCTGCACGCTGAGCGTTCGGCCTGACCGTGGGTGTCGCCACCGGCGTCGACTTCGCCAGTTCGGCGTAGTCATCCATTTGCGGGGCCTTCCCGATGCGGGACGCTTGCCCGATGATCCGCTGGTACTTCTTGATAGTAGCCGCCGTCGCCTCGCGAGCGGTCTTCCGCATCTCGTCCCGGGTCAGGGTCACGCCCTTCTCCCGCTTGGCCTTCAGGGCGGCGATGGCCGCCGAGTGGGCTTCGGCCGAAATGGTCGGGACCAGCTCCTTGGCGGTCGCGGCCCCCTCCTCATCCACTTCCGACATCTTCTTCAGGGCCGACTGGAGGTCCGAGGCCTCGTCGAGCGTCGACTGGATCGACGTGTCGAGGGCCTCCTTGGCCGACTCCAGAGCCTGGCGACGCATCGCCATGCTCATCTCGTTCACTTCCTTGCGAAGGTCGTCGGTGGGGTCCGGTTCACCCCTCCCATCACGGCCCCGGCGAGGCTGTTCCGGCTCTTCTTCGGGTTCGCCCGACAGGTGGGCCTTGATCTCCGCGTCGGTGTACCCGGCGGCCTTCATCTGGGTCGCGACGATGTTGGCCTTCGCTTCGGGGCTGGCGTCCTTCGAGAAGAGCGTCTGGAACGAGCCCTTGATGGTCTCGGCTTCCTGGATGCGGGGCTTGATCTGGTCGAGTTCGGTCCGGGCGGCGACCAGCTTGTCGTACTCGGCACGCGGAAGCGGGATGGCGTCACTGCCGGGTGCGGGCGGGATCGGGCTCTTGGCTCCGGCGGCGCCTGCGTCGTCGGGTGAGAGGAGAGGATGGCGGTTGAACTTCATTGGGGACTCCGGTTACTCGATTGCGCCGGTGACGCACCGGGCTGTTGCTGTTGAGAAAGCATAGCAAGATCTTCGGGGTTCGGCAGATTTCCCGGCAGGGTCGGACCCATGTACTGCATGAGCGTGAACCGGAACGCCGAGAACGCGTCGACCACGGAGGGCGAGGCCTTCTGCATGATCGGCGAGCACATGAATCCGGAGAGGACGCGGGCCACGACGTCCGGCCGCGTGGTCGTGGGCGTGAGGACGAGCTCGCCCGGCTCCTCCCCGTTGCCGAAGAGCGTCAGAATCGACAGGACGGCCATCTCGTAGGCGCCCTTCTCCTCTTCGAGCCAGAGCGGGATGTCCACACCGGCCCGCAGGCACGCCAGCCGGAAGGCCAGCGGGTCCTGCTCGATGCCGTTCTTCCAGAGTTCGTAAAGTTCGGCCTTGATCGCGGCCGGAGACTTCGGCGTGAGCGCCCGAATCGTCACCTGGAGGCGGCTGATGTCGGGCAGCGGGTTCTCCGAGAACTGAAGTGTGCCGTTTTCGTGGTTGATCACGGCTCCGGCCATCTCCAGACTGAGGTTCTGGACGGGAATGGGCCGCTTCGTGGTCGTGTAGAGCAGGAGCCCGCGGGCACACCCGGCCTTGTACATGGCGGAGAAGGCGTCCCGCACCCCTCCCGTCGGGTTCGTGAGCGCCTGGTTGATCTGTTCCTGGAGGAATGAGAGGCCGGAGGCTGAGTCGACGCGCCCCTTTTCCTCGATCAGGTCCCGGATGGGGTTCACGCGGTTCATGGCCTCGCGGGCGAACGCGGCGGTCCGGCCCGGAATCTCGCCCGTGTTCGTCGGCGTGATGGCGAACGGCTTGAAGCCCTCGGAGATGGCGTCCGGCTCGTAGAAGAGGACCTTCAGGCTGTCGCCGACGGGTCGGAGCACGTTCTCCTGCGGGATCTGTCCCGAAGGCATGACCAGCAGGCCGAACCGTTCGGTGTCGTGCACGTTCTGGAAGAGCCGCTTGCTCAGCTTTTCGAGCTGGCGGTGCGAGTGGAACATAACGTCGAAGAGACCGGCCCCGTGGAAGGTGCCGTTGTCCATGAAGCGGGCGAATCCGATCGGACAGTGCACCTGCTGGGCCCGGAGGTCCTGGCGGGACAGGATGCAGTCGCCCGAGGCGATCACGTAGTCGGCGACGGTGCGGCCCGGACCGAACGTCCAGAGCTCGCGGACCTTCACGAACTCGGCGCCGTCGCGGGGGTGCGTGTTCGCCGACAGGTGCGAGTTGGCCATGCCCGAGACGTTGCCGGAGTAGTACGTGTCGATCGCGGGCAGCGACTGGCCGTGTTCGAGGACGAACCACTCCAGCTCGTTGTCCTTCTTGCCCGCGATCTTGTTCTTCCCGAAGACCTCGTACAGGTGCTCCATGGAGATGACGCGCTCCCGCATGATGCCCGACAGCTTCGTCGGGTCCTCGCCGAGCAGGGGCCACGGCATGATCTCCTTGGGGTGGATCACTTCGAGTTCGGCCGTCAGGCCCATCGCGGGGTGGTCCTCGATCTCGGCGGTGATGCCCGCGAAGCCGAGGCACGTGAAGAGCCACGAGAAGTCGCGGACGTTACGGTCCAGCTCGTCCTGGAGGAAGAGGGAGTCGGCCGTGATCTGGAGGACGGCCCGGTCCCGCATGGCGCCGAGGGTGCTGCCCTGGGCGACGACCGAGGGCCGCATGTCCAGGCCCTGGAGGCGGGAGGCCAGCTGGTTGATGGCGTACAGCAGCTCCTCCGAGTGGTACTCGACGTTGCCGTCCGACCCGACGTGACGGGCCTCGATGCGACCGGTCTGCGGGTCGTACAGGTCGAAGGTGCGGTAGCCCGACAGGTAGTAGTAGGCAAGGAGCCAGTTCACGCGCCGCCACGAGTAGTGGGTCATGCAGCGGGCGCTGTGCATCCGAAGGATGGTCGCCAGCGTCTGGTCACTTTTCGGCAGCTTGCTTAATGCGTGGCTCATGGACGGGTTCCTTCGGTCGTGCAGCCCCCATCGGCGTCAACCGCATGGAGCTCACAGGCACGGGGACTGTAGGGGACACCCCTCCCATCTCAACAACCGGGCTTGGAGCGGGCGTGACGGGAGGGGTGGGAGTGCGGGACTCGCCGAAGCGGGGGCCGGTGCCGTAGTAGCAGGCCAGCAGCTCCTTGAAGAACGTGAGGGGTACGACGACGTGGGAACCGGCGAGGAAGTTGGACGGGACTTCGGTGCTCAAATGACGGACTCCTGGTCGGGGGCGTCGGGGAAGGGACCGAGCAGGTCGGTCGTGATCATGTCGTGCGGCAAAGCGCTGACGAGCGGGATGGAGGTCCCGGGGATATGCCGCTTGCCCTGCCGGAGGAGGGCGAGGGCGTCCACGGCCTCGGACTTGGCCAGCTGGGTGTGGCGGATGCCGTGCTTGCCCCGGATGACCATGCTGGACATGGAGAGCGTGTCGATCTCGTCGTCGTTGGCCAGGCCGCCGTCGTTGGAGCTCGGGTTGAAGGACTCGATCTGCTCGAAGAGGCGGGTGTAGGGACCGTGCCGGCCGCGACGCCAGAGCGGCAGCTTCACGAGGCCGAACTCGAACCGGGTGTCCATGGTGGAGATCTTGGCGGTCTTGGTCATGGCGCCGGGCCGGAGGTCTTTGACGAGCGGCGTGTGCGTCAGGCCGAGGTTGGTCGTGACGCGGGTCTGCACGGCCGACCGGTAGCGGATGTACAGCTTGATCGACTCGCGGACGACCTCGACGAAGATGATCGGGCAACGCCACTTGTCGGCCTGGATGAGCGAGGCGTTGAGCAGCTCCCCGTCGGTCTTCCGGTCGGACCAGAGGTCGAGCGAGAAGAGGATGTTGTTGGCGTACAGGGCCATGAGGTGCGAGACCCGGCGGTCCGAGGTCGCGGTCTCCGTGAAGGCGCTGTCGACGGTCATGAAGAGCTTGGACTGGGCCAGGAAGTCCATGACGGAGAGGCGGTGGACGACGTCGGGCTTGTCGTGGTCCCGGAAGCAGATCTTCGCCCGGGAGAGAAGGGGCTGGTCGTTGAAGATCTCGTCGGCCTCTTCGAGCCACCAGGCGTGCGTGCCCTTCGTGTCGGCGTCGAGCTTGAAGAGGAGCTGGTCGGAGGTGCCGGGGAGGCCCAGCATTTCCTTGTTGTAGACGGCCGAGCCCAGCATTTTCTGGATCTGGGTGATGGTGCGGGTAGACTCGGGCAGTTTGAGGCGGACCTTCTCCTCCTCGTCGGCGGGCCACATCTCGGGCCAGCAGGAGCGGAGACGGCCGGTCTGCTCGTCGACCCAGGAGGCGCGGATGTGGAGGCGGGACCAGAGGTCGAAGCGGGGGTCGACGGCTCGGGGGCCTTCGGGCGTGTTGACCGTGTCCATGGCCTGCCAGAGGTAGTGCCGCTTGGAGACGAAGGTGCCGACCCAGTGCAGGAAGGTGTTCGCACGCAGGGTCATCGGCATGGCGATGGAGAAGAGCAGTCGCTCCATGTAGGCCCGGATCTCGTCCATGGAGGTCGAGCCGGACTCGTCGTACTCGGGGTCGTCCAGCTTGAAGATGCGGGGACGCAGACCGCGGAGGCGGGAGCGGGCCGAGACGCACCGGAGCCACGAGCCGTTGTTCAGGAAGAACATCTGGACGCCGGTGGACTTCGCGCCCCGGTTGGGCTTGAGGGTCGAGGCGTCCCACTCGGGCGCGAAGTCGGCCTGGATGCGGCCGTTCTCGTAGCACTGGTCCTTGACGAGCTGGCCCGTATAGAGGGCGTTCTCGTTTGTGGAGGTGGCGTACGCGACCGAGTAGCGGGGCATCGAGACCATCCGGAGGATGACGTCCTTGCGGATGAAGGTGGACTTGGCGCCGCCGCGGGGGGCCAGCGTGATCGAGAGGGGGTTGACCCAGTGGGACGCGATCTCCCAGTGGTAGGCGGGCGTCCGGAGCGGCGGCATGTCGTAGAAGCCCGGCTCGTGCAGGGACTCGACGTCGTCCGCGAGGTAGTGCAGGTCGAAGAAGTTGAGCGAGTTGATCAGGCGGCGAGCGCGTTCGGCCGCCGTGCCCTCCAGGGACCACTGCCGGGCGGCGTTGACCCGGGCCTGCCGCTGACCCTCCTGCGTGAGGTCGTGATAGTCGAGCGGCAGGGGGTGCAGCGGACAGTCGAGGGGGATGGCTTTGATCGGGGTGAGACTCAAGTGCCGGCCTTGGCGAGCGTGATGAGGGCGGAGGAGAGGGCGATGCGGGTGACGAACGCGGCCGCGATGCGGGGCTCGATGAAGTTGGAGCCGCGGACCAGCTCCTGGAGGTGCACGCGGACCCACGGCTGGAGACGGCCGTCCCGGGCGGTGTACTCGGGGATGACGAGTTCGCCGACCTCCTCGATGGTGCCGAGCTGAGCGCCCCGGTCGGTGATGCCGACCTCGGGCAGGAAGCGGGCGAGGAGCACGCCGAGCCCGTAGGGGTCCTGAGCCGCGGAGAGCAGGAGGTCGCAGGCCGTGTCAACCCTCTTTCTCTGGTCGGGGGTCAACGCGACGGGCGGCTCCTTCGGGGAGGGCGATGTCGATGGGGGCTGCGGGGACGGGAGGGGTGAAGGCAGTGACTGTTTTGGCAGTGCGGGTGACGGAGGCGGTGGCAGAGACACTGGTCTTCTCCTGTTGGGTGAGGGTCGCGATGCGACCGTTCAGTTTGAGGCACGTTTCAATGTAGGCGGTGAGTCGGGCGATGGCCGCCAGCTGGATCTTGGGGTCCGGGTCGTTGCAGAGCCGCATGAGCTGCTGGACCAGGTCGGTCTGCGTGAAGGGGGCGCCCCCGGCACGGAGAGCGGCTTCGAGACCTTCGAGCGAGAAGAAGGTCTGCACGACGGCCAGGTCAGGCGTGGGCTGGTGCAGGAGCTCCGACTGCGGCTCGGTCGGGATGGGAGGGGGTGGTGTGATGGTCGCTCGAAGCATGGGTGGCAGCCTGAAGGATCTGGGCGACGACGGGGTTCTCTTTGATGCGGTGCTTCAGGAGGTCCTGGCCGCGCTTGCGGTTCTTCTCGGCAGTGTAGGCCATGAGGGCCAGGGCGTCGGCCCCCTTGCGTGCCTTCCGGAGAATGTCGCTGCGGGCCTCGCGTTCCGTGAGGTGGGAGGAGAGCATGAGCTGCGAGATCGAGATGGCGGCCTGGTCCGGCGTGAGGGTGGGAGGGGTGACCCGGCCCTTGGACTTGGAGGGTGAGCCCGGCGTGGTGTGGCACGGGGGGTCGTGGATCTGGAGCGAGGAGATGAGCGCGATGGCGAAGGTCGTGTGCTCGATGTAGCGGCCGCCCTTGAGTTCGAGGGAGGGGACGCCGAGCGTGCGTAACCACGCGCGGAATTGGCGTGTGGACATGCCCAGCGCTTTGCAGAATGTAGACTCGTGGTAGAGTCGCACGTATGGAAGAGAAATGATCGGCGGGCCTTGATGTCGCATCGGGAGAAGGGTAGAGTGTGGTGCCGGACGAGTCACCCCTCCCATCACGCACCGATGAGTCACGTCAGCGCCGGCACCCCACACAACAGAACGGAATGGATATGCCCCGAAGAGGGCAGGAGTGTCACATGAGCGAAATGACTGTAAAGGCGGCCGAGGGTGTGCAGTTGACGCGGCGTGAGCCGGGACAGGCCGCGGAGGCCGTGATGAGGCTGTTGCGGACGCCGAGCGGACGGCAGGGCGTGTACTGGCGAGGCGGCGAGCTGATGCTCTGGGCCGGGAGCCGGTGGCGTGTGCTGTCGGTGGTGGAGGCGATGGACCTGATGCTGCTCCTGCTGAAGGACGCGGTCGTGATCAAGCGGACCGAAGATGACGGGGAGCGGAAGGTCCGGCTGTCGCCGAGTGTGGGGTTTGTGGAGGACACGCTGCGGTTCGTGCAGGCGATGGCCCGGACGGACAGCGATGTGCCAGGCTGGAAGAACGGGTCGGGAGGGGAGCCGGACGCGGCGTGGTGCATCCCGTTCGAGGACGTGGTGCTGGACGTGAAGACGGGCAAGACGTGGACAAGGGACGAGACGTGGTTCGGCACGATGGTCCTGCCGGTGCGGTACGAGGATCTGGAGGGCGCGAAGGCGGAGCGGTGGGCCAAGTGCGTGGAGCAGTGGGCCTGCGGCGATGCGGAGTGGGGTCCGCTGTTGCAGATGTCGCTCGGGTACATGCTGATGCCGGTGCGGAGGCTGCGGAAGTGCCTGCTGATCCAGGGTGAGACGGGCGGCGGGAAGGGCGTGATCCAGCATGTGGTGCGGGCGATGATGGGCCGGGCGTTGCAGATCAGCAACATGGAGGCGCTGGCGGACAAGCACGGCACGGTCGGGCTGGGCAGTGCACAGGGGTTGTGGGTGCCGGAAGTGACGAAGGGACGGGGCGAGAGCGCGAGGACGGTCGCGAGGCTGTTCAAGGAGATCGTGGGCGAGGATGGGCTCACGATCAACCCGAAGTTCGGGCAGGTGGAGCGGGGCGTGAAGTGCGGTGCGATGCTTGTGATGACGAGCAACGTGGTGCCGCAGCTGGAGAACGAGAGGGGCGGGCTGACCAACAAGATGCTGATGCTGCCGATCCGGAAGAGCTTCGACAAGGGCGGGGCCGAGGTCGGGCTGAAGGACCGGCTGGTGCGGGAGGAGCTGGCGGGCATCGTGGGGTGGGCGGTGGAGGGGGCGAGACGGGTCGCGAAGGAGGTCGAGGAGCGGGGCGAAGTGAAGTGGCCCAAGCCGGAAGTGGGCGTCGAGATGGAGGAGGCGTTCCTGGTCGAGAACAGCCCGGTCGCGGCGTTCCAGGCGGTGTGCTTCGAGAAGGCCGCCAAGGGCTTCGTGGCGGGCGAGCTCGTGCGGCGGGCGTGGAAGGCCTGGGTGCGGGACCAGCTGCGGGGGCGGGAGCCGGAGGGCGTGAGTGAGCACAACCTGCTGACGAAGCTGGAGGACCAGGGCATGTGGGGCGTGGTCAAGAGCCGGAACGGGAGCGGTGGGAGCCGGGGCATGCGGGGCATGGTCCTGCGGGCCACCCGAAAGGTGGAGTAATCCCCGGGAGCGGGGACAGTACCGGGTGTGCCGTACTTTCGCTCCGCATATATATATATATCTTCTTCTTCTTCTTCTAAAAGAGAAAAGAGTGGTACAGCGGGTAAGGGACGGTGGGGAAAGGGGTTGTGATACCGGTGGGGGTGGAATATGTACCGGGTGTACCGGGATTTTCATACGGGAGGGGTGTTTCACCAACACGAAGGTCGCGGGTCGGGGGG